GGGCGTGGAGCGGGTCAGCCACTACGAGACCGAAACCTTGCCGGACGGAACCCCTGCAATCTATTATGACGCAGATGGTCGCGAAAAAGGCCGTGATGTCCGCAAGGTGGTGGACGTGCCAGGTGTGGCCGCAAAGAAAGCCTATGACGAAGAGGTGGAGGTGCAGCGGTACATCCTGTACACCGCCGAAGAGCTTGCTGCACAGGAAAAGGCCCGCAAGGAAGCAGAGGAAAAGGCACAGCTGCCCACCGCAGAAGAGCGCCTTGCTGCTCTGGAAGCGGCTATGCTCGACCTTCTGGCCGCACAGTAAGGAGGATGTTATGGTTTTGTTCTATGTGACCCAAATTAAATTGCACCGCTTTGACGGCGCTTTTACCATCGACAACGTTCCTGACCGGTACAAGGATGCTGTGATGAAAAAGCTGACGGAGGAGGGATTTTATGAGGTGGAAAGTGATGCTTGACTTCCTGCGGGATATTTTTTCTGCCCTCTCCCACGCTGCCGGTGACAGCGCCGACAAGGAAAATCCTGCTCCTGCACCGGACGTGCCCACTGTGGACACCGTGACCGGGTGGGCAGGGGAACCGCCCTACCGATACATTGATGTGAGCCGTTGGCAGGGCACTATCGATTGGGAAAAAGTCAAGTCTACGGAGTACAGGGGCGTAATGCTGCGTGCACTGGGCAACAAAGGCGGCAATCCTTATTTTGACCCCTGCTTTGAGAAGAACTACGCCGGTGCAAAGGCCGCAGGGCTTGACGTTGGCGTATACTGGTACAGCGCAGCCACCACACAGGCTGGTCTGGATGCAGAGCTGTCCATGCTGAAAGAGGCTGTCCGTGGAAAAGAGCTGACTCTTCCGGTTGCTATGGATGTGGAGGATTCTCGTCTTGCGGTACTGAATACGCAAGAACTTACTGACCACGTGGCAACAGCCCTGCACGAGATCGAGCAGATGGGCTTCTATGCCCAGCTCTACACCTACACCAGCTTTGCAAAGGCACATCTCTTTGTGGGCGGTGCGGCTCTGCACCCTTATGACGTATGGCTTGCTGACTACACCGGCAAGACCCCGAAGGTGGATTTCAAGTACAATGCCCACCAGCACACCAGCAAGGGCCGCGTGCCGGGCATCTCCGGCAACGTGGACCTCAACGTGACCACCGTCAACTACCCGAAAATCATCCGCAAGAAGGGTCTGACCTGTCTTCGGGAGGGCGCATGAGCGACGCGATCATCGTAGCACTCATCACTGGCGGCCTGAGCCTGATCGGCGTGCTTATCTCTAACAGCAGGGCCGCTCAAAACATGGACGCAAAGCTGGAAAAACAGCAGGCCATTACCGACACTAAGCTGGACGAGCTGACACGGGAAGTTCGGACACACAACAATTTCGCCCAGCGCATCCCGGTGCTGGAAGAACAGATGAAGGTGGCAAACCACCGCATTGCAGACCTCGAAAAAGAGAGAGGAGAGTAATACATGGCAACAATCAATAACATTCTGGGCGTCATTCCCGCCCCTCTGGCCCTCGTGCTCATGCTGGGCGGCTTTATCTTTTATGCTCTGGGCTGCATCCGGATGGGCTATGGCGCGGCTGTCAAGGGCACTGTGCTTGACCTGATCGAGCAGGCAGAGCACGAGATTCAGGGCACCAAGAGAGGCGCAGAGCGTAAGGCGTGGTGCGTCAAGATGCTCCGGGCCGCCCTGAGTACCAGCAAATACGGCAGACTCATCAGTTGGGCCATCACCGATGAGACCATTGGCACCATTATCCAGTTTTTCTTTGACCGCATGAAAGCGGCGCTGGAAAAGCAGTAAGGAGTATATCATGGCAAGCACTACATACGAGCATTTTGTTGACACCAGCAAAATGTACGCCGCACAAGAGCAATTTCGGCACGTCACGAAAATGGTCTGCGTATGTTTTCGTGGCCTCACGAAAACATGCCATCTCGGTAACGCCCCCGTAATGGTGCGCAACGCCGGACAGCTGCCGCAGCCTTTTTGGCTCGGTGCTGCCTGTGGCGGCGGCTCGTGTAGTGCTGCCCGCTGCACTGCAAGGACTTGACCGACAGCAGATGACCGCCGCCATCAAAAACGCACCGCTTGGGAGGGTAGACCGTAAGATAGCCTTACTGCGGTACGTTGAGCGGCTCCCGCTGCCGGGCTTCTACGCTGACATGGCAAAGGCGTTCCTTGAGGACTCAGATGCCGCAGATGGCAAGGCATATCTCTACTGGGATTGCATTGCTGATAAGTAAAACGAACCCCCTGTGCGGTCATTGTGACTACACAGGGGGTTATTGTTATCTCCAAATCATAAAGCACTTGTTGTCTACGCAATCTTGAAGGATTTCTTTGAAGTCTTTGAACTTTGCGGGATTTTCTCTACCAGCATATCCGTAAATAATGCTATCGTCATAATCGCCTATGACTTTCAAAATTTCCTTGCAAGCACCGTACCGAATTTTCTCGTCACAGTCTGATTGATAAAGAAAATCTGCAATTTTGATTGAAAGTTCCTTGTTTTCAACCAATCGCTCCGTTTCGTCATTGTACGATTCAAGAGCGTGTTCTTTTTCGGGAGAGGGTATGTCTAGAATGTCATCAAGCTTTTTATAGTGTTCTCCGACTTCCGAACCAACAAGTTCTGCAACTTTCGTTCTCAACTTGAAAAAACCGAAATAGCCCACATCCATTTCACGCCCAGTCTTTTTGCATTTGATTGTTACACCCATGTAATTCCTCCTTTATCTCCGATTTTTTTCATTGTGCTTTTGAGATTTGGCACATCCGCTTCCGGCATTTTACGTTTGATGCCAATAATCGCTTGCGTGATTCCAGCTTTATTTAACTGGTTTACAGACTTACGGAATACAAAATCAATGTTCACATTCGCCTTGATTGTTCCGTCATCTTCAAGATAGCAGTTTGGAATCCACACATTTTGATTGCTACCGTTGATTTTGAAACGTTTTGCTTTGTAGCAACCGTAGTCCTCTCTTACAATCAGCTCAACAGGAATACCCTTGTAATACTGCGTGTCAGTATTGTACTTTTCAGCCAGTTTTGCTTTACGTTTTGCTACCTCTGCGTTTATTTTGGCTTGTTCCTCTTTGCTTCTGTGCTTGTGTAGCTTGTATGTGCGCATTTTTCTCCTTTCACATAGATTATTCTTCTTTGGTGTAGTACAATTTCATATCTGCCTTGTACGTATCAAGCTGTCTTTTGCTGTCCACAAGCGTGTTAAAACTAATTCCCGCCGTAAAAGATACCGCAATGGACAAAATCAAGTGCGTTGCAACCCATTTACCAGCAAAGATAAAAGGAATCTGAACCGCTACGGCAAAGACATCGAACAAAAGAACGTAAACTCCGTGTTTGACCATTTTCTGTAAACGGCTAATGCTTTCTTCGTAAAATTCCTTTGACATCATCATACGTCAATCCTCCATAGAACTCAGCTTTTATTAGAGAGTCATCATAACAAATTGCTTTGTTACATTATTGCGAGCAACAATAGAATTAGCATTTTCGTCAAACAAAACGCTCCACTCAGGATGTTGCCCAGAAATATATTTAACGGGATCATCGCAATATAAAAGACATTGCAACATACTTTTTAAATCTGTCGCATTATTAAATACTTTTGTTTCCATAGTTAGGCCTCCTAGATCTCAGTTTTTATCTGGGACACGCAGTTCTTTTGCCAGCTTATCCAGTTGCGCTGCGAGTTCCCATTCATTGACCGTAATTGGGAATCGTTCATTGCCAGCAGAAGCATTATCTTTCAAAAAGTTTGACACTGCAATCGCATAAGCGGAAAGCTCATATCTGTTCATATTCATTCCTCCTAAATCTTAACTTTTATCAGGCCCGATGATGTCCAGGAGCCGTTCCAGTGCTGATATAGCTCCCTGCCTCCTGTACTCATCACAGTCCTCGTATGTTATTTGAGCCTCGTACTCCAAAAGCAGGCTAGTTATAACTCTTCTGTCAATCATGGTGACGCTCATTTGGCAATGCCTCCTTATTGAGATTTCTCCGCTCTATTTCATCGCATACGGCCAGATGAAACATTGCCCACGTTTCGTAGTCAATGCTGTTACCAAAATCAAAACTGCTTCGTTGGCGCTCGCTGTAGTCGCTCTTGAAACATTCAAGCGTCCGATCATTCAGCTTCGGAAGCAACGGCGTGATATAGTCAACTATCACTTTCGGCATGTAGGAACGCCGACCAAAACAGTACCTTACAGCACAATTGCACAATGCGCCGTTCACTATCATTCATCTAAGAAATCCTCCAACTCAATCTTCCCGTCTGCTGCTGCAACGGCTAGGGCGTACACGAACTGCCCAATCGTCATTCCATGCCGTCTTGCTTCACGGTTGATGTACTTGCGCTCTTCCTCGCTCATAAGGATGGTAATACGCTTTGAACGCTTGCCATCACCGCTTGCAACGCCCTGATGCGATTCCGGCATCGGGATTTTTTTCTTTGTCAAGCCAGCTTCGGCTAACGCACTTGGAACATCGCCCTGTTCGATAAGACGTTGAACTTCCTTTGCCTGTTTCAGCTTCTTTGGCTTACTTTCGCTTACTACGGCATTGTTTGGCTGTGTTTCGCTGTCTTTGGCTTGCTTCGGCTTAATACTGCTTAACTGTGCTTCATTAGGCTGTGTAAGGCTGTCTGTGGCTTCACTGGGCTTAATCTGCGCTTGTTCGGCTTCGTTCGGCTTTGCTTGGCTTACTTCTTCTTCCTTTGGCTCACTTCGGCTTAATGTCTGCTCCGAAAAAATAGGCTGGAAATCAAACCCGCCAAGCAAACCTGAGGATTTTTTGCTGGTTGATTTCATTCCTCTTCCTCCCAATCTTCATCAAGGTCAGGAACGGTCGGCAACGGCATCCAGTGAGTTATATTATGCGGCTTTCCGCTTTTGTCCCGCCATTCCTTAAAATCTTCTTCATAGCCTACAATTTCTACATCGTATTCGTCTTTGCTAAACCCGATAACGTATGGGTTTAGTTCATCTGGCATTTCATCTTCTGATTTCGCCCATTGATTATTTGCAAGTTCTTTCTGCCACTTTTTGCAATACTTTTCAGCTAGATACCACTGAGAATGAAACGCCATTTCTTTCTCTTTATCGGAAAGGTCATTAAATGAAAAACCAAAATTGATAACGTAGACTTGCTCCGTGTCATCAACACAAGTTGCATTCAAAAGATGTGGGTACAAATCGCTCATTTCTCTTCCCCCTCTACAATTTTCTGCGCCAATGCCTTGAAATCCTCTGCGCTGGTACTCTTTGCCGTGTCACCGCTAAACAGGCTATGCCGCTCTGCCTGTGCCTTACGAACGCCCATAGACGGTCTAATCTTCACGTCCAGCAGGGTTGTTCCCATGCTCTGTGCAATCACAGGAAGCTGCTCAACAACCTCTTTGGACAGGTTCTCACGGCTCTTGTACTGGTTCAGAAGCAGACCTTCAATCTTCAATGTCGGGTTAAAGTATTTGCGAACATCGCCGATGGTCTGCGAGAGCTGGCTCAAACCGGCCAGTGCGTAACGGTCTGCTGTGATTGGAACGATAATGCTGTTAGCGGCGATCAGTGCGTTCACAAGCGCAAGACCAAGCTGCGGGGGAGTGTCCAGCACAATGTAATCGTACTCACCAGACACGCTTTCAAGCGCTTCTCGCAGCCGGAAGTTCTTGCCCATGTCCCGGACAAGCTGCTCGTCAATGTCCTTCAATGCGTTGTCGGACGGCAGAATGTCACCCGCTTCACAGTGCTGGATTCCTTCTTCGACCGTGCCTTGCCGGGTCATTACATCAAATAGGGTGCATACGTCCTCTGTCTGTGCGCCGTAGGTGTCCGTTGCGTTGCACTGGGCATCACAGTCCACCAACAAAACTTTCTTGCCAAGCAACTGTAACGCGCCAGCCAGACAGGTGCTTGTGGTGGTCTTTCCTGTGCCGCCCTTCTGGTTGGCGACAGCTATGATTTTTGCCATTTTATCACTCTTTCTTTATTCTTTCACTGGTTCTGGCATCGGCATCCAATGGGTGAATTTCTGATATTTTGTCCTCCACCAACATTTCCCATTCCATTGAGCCGTAATCGTATGCGTTCCACAGAAATAAGGCCCATTAGAAACGCAAGACACAAGATACGTTCCCGGTTCTTCTGGTAGCCTGTCTTTCACACTAATCCATTCCATTCTTTCTCCCTTCTGCATCATCTGCTCAATGTGCTGTATCTGACTACTTTTGCAATGCATCAATCTCATAGAAAGCCGGAAGATACTCTTCAATCGCACCGTCTTTCTTCAAGCTGCCAATCAGATACCGCTTCGGGTAATCAGGCCAAGGGTCACGGCTGATTGAAAGAATATCTGCACACGCGGCCTTTACAATGTCGTAGACTGCATCTCTCCGCTTTGGTAGCTTGATAGATGGATGCTCTTCCATCATCTTTACCTCAACTACCTTTGCGACCTCGATACACTCTTGAACCGACAGCACATCGCACACAGACCAGTCGTATCCTTCGTATCCGCTTGTGCGAGGCTTCCTGGCAGCTTTTTTACTGTTCGCCTTAGTAGAATTATCCTCTTCACAATCAACTTCGCTAGAATCGGCATCTATGACGGGCTGCTTGGATTTGTACCCGAATCGAAACTCAACTGCTACTACCTTTCGCCCTGTGCAAATCTTTTCAAAGTCAACGACAATGTCTGAAACATTGCTGATCTCTTCCACTGCTGGTTCAAGAACTCTGCGGCGTAAAGCCCGGAAGTCGTCATAACTTGCATCGTTTGCCCCCAAGTGGTCACGCAGCTGCTTCAAACCAATCTTGTTCGATGTTAGAGAGCGATTCATCCAATCTCGAATCATGCTGTACATCAGAATAGATGCTTGCTGCTTCATCCCAATCGTATAGCGCAGACGGTATTTGACGTAGCCGCTTCTTGCAATGTCGAAAAACACAGGCCGCAAGTCAGGATTACAGTTGATTGAAACGTCATAGGACAAGGATTCTCGATTGAACTTGACCTCTGCCTTTGTGAACAGCGGATACATCACATATTCTGTTCCATCTGCATTCAGTGGTACTGAAACCACGTTGCCCAAAAAGTGCTTAACCTGCGACTTCAAGTTCTTTGAATTTAGCTTCAAATCCAGCAGCTTGCAATATTCAGCCAGCGTAAACGACACGTTGGAGCTTTCCGGGTCTCTCGGATTGATACGGCTCAGATAGACCTCAAGCAGCCGAAGCTCGCCTGCTGTGTAGTCCGTAAACTTCGCCCAAACCAATGCCTTGCTCTTTTCGACAAGGTTGTTTCCTGTCAATTCCGGCATTGCATCACCTCATTTCTTCCACCCTATTATACCACTGTATCGTGTACACGTCAATGATTCTGTACACAATTATTTTTCAACAACCGACTTCCACATTCTGTACACGATACTCCACTTTTTGTACACGATACCATCCACTTCTTGTACACGTTCCTCCACTTTATGTACACAAAGCTCCACTTTTTGTACACGTTCTTACTATATATATAAACAAGAGATAAACAAGAGATAAATAATCATCATCAAATAGTGACGACGATACATTTTCAACATTTTTTCTCTTTAACGAACAGATTGTGGAAAACTACAACTTCTTTTGCTGAATAAGAAACATCCATCAAGCCCTATAATCTACCTGACGGTTCTATCGTGTACAGAAAATGGAATGCAATCACACCAATAGGGGACGAATTGACAAGTCACGCTTTGATAAACGAAAATTTCACGCGAGTTCGTTAATTACATCCGCAAAAATCCACTATTTACGATTCTATGGGGGACAAAATGACAACCCAAAACCATATTTATAACAAGCCTATTGTGTACAAAAAGTGGAGCACGTCCCCCTGTATACCGTAAAAACTTCGATAATTCGACAATCAGCCGCTTATATTATTTGGATTCACGGTATAGGAATCGTTGGACTTCATAGCGGCTTCTGTTCCAGCATCCTGCGCTTGATAGAGAATCTCCATCTTTGGGGCGGTTCCGTTCGGGTCTGGGTCTGTTCCGGTAGCCTGCGCCATCTCATAGCTTCCAGACACCATCCGACAGACAGCGACCCTGTCCTTCAACGGCGTGTGGAGGTTTGCCAGAATCTCCGTCAGCACACCGATGTGGTCTGAGCCGTGATCTCCGTACCGGATGTACAACAAGGCATCTATCTCATAAGAAGAACATTCCATCATAGCATCTATAAGAATCTGCCGTTTCTCCATGTCGGAAAGGTCATCCTCAAGGTGTTCAAGTAGTCCCGGATGAATACAAGCGTCCATGTATCGAGCCACCGATACACCGCAGCAGGTAAACCAGCGCATAGCCATCGGCAGGGAGATGGCTGCCAGACCTTGCTCCCAAGTTGCTATCGTGCCACGATTCACGCCCATTTTTGCCGCTAACTTCTGCTGACTCAAGCCGGAACGCATTCGAGCTATCTCCAATGCTTTGGCTGTTCTTACCAAATATTCATCCATAAATTCTCACCCTTTCAACAAAATCCAGCAAAACTGCCGGATTCGACAAGCCAAAAAATGGAAAAAGCTGCTATGGAGAACCAACAGCAGCCTGTGTTATAACTGTACTGTCAAAAAATTCCAAAAAAGAAGGGAACAAAAATGAAAGAAACTGTAATCTGGAACCATGAACGTATGCCAATCATCGACGGAATGCCAGCCAGCGTTCCCGATGGGCAACCACACACACCTGAACCGTGGGAGGAAAGCTAATGAACCGAACTGTAGATGCTCTGATTATTCCATACGCCCGCAGACGGACGCTAGAGCTTGTCCTGAGCCTTTCTGGGTACGAAGCTGATAAAGATGCTTACCTCGAAGCAAAAGGCATCCTGGAACGTGCCGTGGCCGCCTTAGACGATGGACGTGACCCGGCAGATAGCATCGAACGCATTGACGGACAGCTTGTGGAACTGTGAAAGGAGAAGAAGATGGACTTTACGAATGGATTCTATAAAGCCGAGAACCCTGTCGTTCTTGAAGAAGTGAAAACTTTTCTTCAGTCAATGGAACGGCGTGGAGCGACCGTAAAGGACTTAGACGATGCCATTGTGCAGCTAAACAATGTTTCACACAGCATCAGCACAAATGCGCTCGTCAAAGCAGATGTGCTAGACGATTTACCGGATAACCCCTTTCGTTCCATGCTCAACGGAATGTTACAAAGCAAAGGGTAACTTAAACTTAATGTGGCTCTTAATCATTGTCATTGCAATTTTTGGCTTCCCTGATGTGAAGTAATGGATGCGAAGAAAACGTTCGATTTTTACGAAGTTGTTAAAAATACATTGACTTGACAACTAAAAGGTGTATAATCATATCAAATGAACGTCCGTACTTACCGATCGGGAGGATATGTCACAATGAGTGAACAGGAAAGAGCTAAGATTGACCGATTTATTGCATGGCTACTGGAACACCCTGAAAAGATTCCGGCAACGGAACAAGCACTAGACCTAGAGTAACAGAAAACCCCTTGCGCAGAGCTATACCAGCCCGGCACAAGGGGTTCTTTTATTTTACCGGGTCAGAACCACTTCTTTTTTCGGTTTCTACGGTAACGATATTTTCTGCTATTGCCATATAGCACGCGGTCATTGCCTTTTAACAATGCCTGCATGAACCAGAAGCAAAAGGCACAGCCACACAACAGGTAATACACAAGCTTACCTCACATCTTCTCGATCAGGTTCATCAGAGCTTCACGCTGTTCCTTCGGCATGGACTCAAGTTTTCTTCTAATCCGCTCCACTGCTGCATCAACTTCACTTTGCGGCTGCTGGGGCGGGTTTTCTTTTTGGTTGCCCGTAAGAAGGTAGTCAACCGTAACATCGAAATACTGTGCCAGCTTAACGGCATTTTGATTGGTCGGCTTTGCATCGTTCCCTGCACTTGCTTCTGTTCTCCAATAGCTATAAGCAGATTTCGGAACGCCAGCTTCAGTTAAAGCACGAGACGGCTTTACTCCATTTTGCTCACATAGCCTTACGAAATTGTCAAAAAACACAAAACATACCTCCAGCGTTTGTACAAGATGACAAAGTTCTACCGCTTGAACAAAAACACTTGAAAAGTTCTACTACTTGTGCTTTAATAAGGCTACCGGGTTCAATCGGTAGAACAAATTAAAGACTTTGAACAAATAGAAGAACGTTCGATAATGTTTTTGCTTGACACCATAATATTATCATATTCTTTCAAAAAGTTCAAGTACTAGAACAAGAAAGGAGAAAAAATTTGCTTCCTAAGTGGACAGGCGATGTTGTGGGAACACTTCACGTTAACAGCATCGAAATCAGAGAGCTTGCTGCAAAAATGGGATGCGCACCGGAATACTTGGGAAAAATCCTAAACGGTAAGCGTGAGCCTAAAAATGCGGAAGCTAAGGTGAAAGAAGCTCTGGAAGAGCTGTTGAATGAAAGAAAGGGGGAATAAGTGGTATGGAACAGATTATCACCTTAAAGGTAGACCTTGAACACCCGAACGAAGCGCACCACGCCATTAACAAGGCGGTGGAAGCCTACGAGAAAAGCAAAAATCGCTGGGATGCCTTTGAAATCAACGAAGCCAAAAGCAGAGCACGAGACATTTTGTACAACCTGTGCAATGAAGGTTACAGTATGATATGGACGGTCACGGATGGTGCCGTCGGCCTGACGATCTGGAAAAGCTTTAAGGAACTTTGTGTTGGCCAGTGCTATATGCCAAAAGAAAGCCTGTTTGACATCTGGGTCGAAAAGCTAGTTGCGCTGTGCATTGCCACAGGTCGGGAAGTCCCGAAGTTCATCACAGATAAGGCTGGTGAGTGCTGGTGATGAAATTTCGTAAAGCGCAAAGTCGCAAGCGCAGACTAAAGCTGGCAATGGCAGCTGGCGTATCCAGAAACGATGCCAACAAGGTGTTGTGGATGGAGAAATCCATTAACCAGTGTTTTGAGTGGCACAACAGAGAAGAAAGGCTAAAAGAGGAGAAACGGCGTGGAGAACAAGTATTGTGAGCGCTGCGGTGCCTTTCTTGGCCTCGTAAACCCATGCAAGAAATACTGTGAAGAGTGCAAAGCCATTGTTCGCAGAGAACGGCAGGCCCTTATAAAGAAAGGAATCAAGCCTGAACCGGAACCGGCTTTATGTGCTTGGTGCAAGAAGCCGATGATCCGAAAGGTCTGGTCTCAGAAGTATCACCCCGAATGCGCAGCAGATGCAAACAAGGATTTGACCAAAAAGTACAAAGCCAAAAAGAAAAAAGAGCTGAATGAGCTAAAAGCATCTGGCGAGTTCAAAATCACTTGGGATGTGCAGGAACCAGAACGTGCGAAACCTCAAAAGCACGAACCTCCAAAGTATACCGTGCGCCAGATGAACGATGCCGCAAAACGATACGGAATGAGCTACGGCCATTACAGTACTTTACTTGCACAGGGAAAGGTGAAGGCTCCTGATGAACGGTAAATACTACGGTCAGCGTGAAATCCGCTGGCACAGCCGGGAGAAAGACCGGCTGGAACACATTCAAAGAAAGGATAAAGATGAAAGCATTCGTGGAAATCGTCCTGATCTGGGGCATTGTCCTGGCATTGTTTCTAGCAGCGTTCCTGCTGAACTTCTGGCTGGTGCATCACATCGAGCTTTTGGTCGGAGCTAAGGCAACGTGGTACATCATTGGTGCTTGCGCTCTGATGGCCACCTGCTGGATTTTCGGCACAGGTAAGAAAGCATGACGCTGGAAGATGCAATGAAAGCCAGGTACTTCAACATCAACGACCTTAGCCGTAGATCGGGAGTATCAAGGCCGACGATTTACAGCATCTTGGGCAAGCGAAAGAAGCAGAAAAGTTCCGTTCGTGTCGATACGCTTCTAAAAATCGCAAAGGTGTTGAATGCAAAAATAGTCATCAACGAGAAAAAGACGAACGGATTTGACATTGTTTTAAAAGAGGTGAAGAGAAATGAAAACTGTTAAAGGCACTGTATTGTGCTTTATAAGCATATCCATCGCCGTTGCAGCACTTGGATGCGGAAATGCCATCAATGGTGCTTCCAATGGCTGGGGGATGCTTGGATATACGCTGCTGTCCGTGTCTATGCTTTTTACCGCCTTGATTCTCGCTATTATCGGCGTTAGCGCTGAGAATGAGAGAATCGAGCGTGAAAATCGCAAAATCAAGCGAATCGCCCACCACACCAACGAGTGGAGGGATGTTCAGTGAAATGCCCGATGTGCGGACAGGAAAGTGTCACGACTGTAGACACCAGGAACGAGGATGATTGTATCATCCGTAGAAAGCACTGCCTGAACAAGGAGTGCGATTACCGGTGGTCTACCATTGAAATCGACACAAGCCAGTGGTACTCAGCTCTTCAAATCCAAGAGCACAGAAAGCAGAGAGGACGGCCCAGAAAAAATGATTAGCGTGAGCTTAGATAGATTCGGCGGCGTGACCGATCCGGAGGACGGCGTGTACTTTATGACCAACGAGCAGATGGCAAAAGCCAAAGAAGCTGACCGGCTGGCTGAGATTGAGGACTTGCAGTCTGAAATCGAGGACAGGGAAGCAGAGCTGAAAGACCTTCGTGCACAGTTGGCAGAACTGATGGCTGGTTGATTTTTGTACAGCCATATTAAGCCAAAGTAAGAACAATGAAGCCTAATGAAGCCGAAGAAAGGAAACGTATGGACAACAGCAAAATCCATGAAGCTCTGATGGCTGTTCAGTCAGAGTTGAAAGCCCCGAAGGGGCAGATGAACAAGTTCGGTGGTTACAAGTACCGTTCCTGCGAGGATATTCTCGAGGCGGTCAAGCCCATCTTGAAAGCGCATAGTCTTGTGCTGCGGCTTTCCGATAAGCCTGTTATCGTTGACAGTTGGCACTACATCGAAGCCACTGCAACAGTTGAATCGCAGGATGGTGCCACATACACGGTGACTGCATACGCTCGTGAGCCTGAGTTTAAGAAGGGTATGGACGATTCGCAGATTACCGGCACTGCAAGCAGCTACGCTAGAAAGTACGCTCTGAACGGTTTGTTCTGTATTGACGATACAAAAGACGCTGATACGGACGAGTACCAGAAGCAGACCACAAGCAGGGCAAACAAACCTGCGCAGAAGCAAACGGAAGCGGAAGCCATCCCCCCATGCGCTTGCTGCGGAAAGCAGTTGCAGCCTATTCAGTACAACAACCGCACCGTATCGCCGCTGGAAACCGCAAGAAGCACGAAGAAACGCTTTGGGCGTGTCCTGTGTTGGGACTGCGCTCAGAAACAGCCGAAGGAGAACTAAAAATGACTGACGCAATGAACATCGGTGAAAAACTCGATGCCCTGTATGAGAAATTCTACAAAGACATCACAGGGGCAGCAGAGCACGGTAGCCCTAACAACTTCTGGCTCGGTTCGATGTACGAATATCAGGGTGCAAGAGACATGGCAGAAAATGTTTTGGGCTATGTGATTGAGCGCGATAAAAACGGGCATCATACCGTTTCGCTTGAACCTGATTTTACGGTTCAGCGTGTTAAGAGCCAGCCTGTTTGTGAGTGCTGCAAAAAGCCGCTGGCTTCCGTAAAGTACAACGGCAGAGACGTTAGCCCGATGGCTATTGCGGCATCAACTGAAAAAAGATTCGGCAAAATCCTGTGTTGGGATTGTGCCACGAAACAGTCTAAGGAGGACAAATATGTTAAACAGCGTTGCAATTCAGGGTCGTCTGGTTCACACGCCCGAAGCTAAGGTCACGAAGTCCGGCAAGGATGTTTGTACGTTCAGCATTGCTTGCGACCGTCAGAGCGGCGGTCAGAAGGAAACCGATTTCTTCAACTGCACCGCATTTGGTAATACGGCAATGTTCGTTTCCAAGTGGTTCCAGAAGGGCAGCCTGATTCTGGTGACTGGTAGCATCCAGACCCGGAAGTATACCGACAAGCAGGGGAACAACCGCACCGCAACGGAAATCATGGCAAACAAGGTTGACTTCTGCGGTGGCAAATCGGACAGCAAACCCGCTGATCGGGCGCAGGATGCATTGCAGAACTACTCTCAGGGCAACGCAGACGACTTCTCTGTGATTGACGATGATGGTTCGCTCCCTTTTGATTAACGGTTACGCTACCGGGACAAAAGGCGAGAAAGGAACTGATGGAAGAACTTTGGAAAGACATTCCGGGATATGAAGGGCTTTATCAAGCATCAAATCTCGGAAGAATCAGAAGTGCGCCGGGCAAAACAACGTCTTCTGCAAGGTATAAAGTCAGAGTTTGGAAAGTAAGAATTATTAAGGCAAAGACAGAAAGAAGATGCCGAAATTCAAAAGGCAAAATGGATGAACGAGTTGAACTTTGGAAAAATGGTGCACACAAAACCATGTTGGTTTCAAGGCTTGTCGCAATGGCTTGGGTTGATGGTTACAAGCCTGAATTGACTGTAAATCATATTGATGGAAACCCATCAAACAACACACCAGAAAATTTGGAATGGGTAACCATTGCAGAAAACGTAAAGAAAGGCTTCCGAGAAGGGCTTTTTGAAAAGTGCTGTAAAGATGTCGCGCTTGTTTCTCCGACTGGCGAAGTTCACTATTTTGGAACATTAAGAGCCGCATCAAATTTTTTGGGAAAGAATCACAGCTATTTGAACAATCGCCAAAAGCGAAATTACAAGACTGGGATTGATTCAAATGGTACGCATTGGCTTATTAGAGCCTGACCGCCTACCTTATATAAGAGCTGTGCTATCTGGCTGGACGGGCGTTTGGAAAGATGAAAGTTTTAGTTGCCTGTGAGGAATCACAGGAGGTCTGTAAGGCGTTCCGGGCAAAAGGTCACGAAGCCTATTCCTGCGACCTGATTGAGCCGTCCGGCGGGCATCCTGAATGGCATATTCTCGGTGACTGCCTAAAGGCTATTGAGGGGGGGGGCAGGTCGTGACCATGGACGGAATCGCGCATGATGTGCCCCGCTGGGATATGATTATCGCATTTGTCCCCTGCACAAAGACGAGCAACGCGGGAGCAAGACACCTATACAAGGGAGGAAAGCTCAATCTTTCCCGGTATTATGAGGGATTGTGCGGCAAGGCGCTTTTTCTTGCCGTGTGGGCGGCAGATTGCGAAAAAGTGGTGATTGAGAATCCTACCCCCAGCAAGATTTTTGATTACCCAAAGCCTACGCAGACAATCCAGCCATACGAGTACGGACATCCGTACAGCAAGAAAACGTTACTGTGGGAGCGCGGTGTACCGCCGTTGCACCCAACAAACATCGTAGAACCTACCGCAACATGGTGCCCGTCTGGGTCTTACTCGCACAAGCATGGTGAGCAGCACAAGGGAATGTTTACCACTGATCGTGCAAGGAATCGCGCAAAGACTTTTCCGGGCGTGGCAAAAGCTATGTCCGAACAATGGGGGTAAAACAATGATTACCTGTTGTCTCAACTGCACATCACGCCACCAAGCCTGTCACGACACTTGCGAGAAGTACAAGGCAGAGAAGAAAGACTTCGAGGAGCGCAAGGCATTCGTGTATGAGCTGAACCACAGCCAGAGCGTGTACCACCGTGACTACGAGGACAAGCACCGAGAACGTGGCAAGAAACGGTTTCTCGGAAGTGAATTTAGAGGTGAACGAGGATGAGCGAATGGAGAGAAACTGCAAAGAACCCTCCGACAAAAGAAGATGCAAACCAAGACGGATTGTTTGTGCTTTCTGTATATTTCTCTGAAAGCATGAATAAGTGGCGAATCTTACAGCAATATTGGGAGCTAGTCAAATCGCTTCCTGATGAGTACCCGTTTTGGATGCCAATGCCTGAGTTGCCTGAAATGTTAGACCGAATCAACAAAGGACTTCACACATGAACACCGGCAAGCAGTTTGAAGCAGATTTCAAGGCATCCGTCCCATCCGATGCGTGGTGCTACCGCTTGAAAGACAGCGCTGCCACCTACTACGGCGGCAACGAAAATCTGTCCTTTTCCATCGACAACATCTGCGACTTCCTTGTGTACCGATACCCGATGAACCATTTGTTTGAGCTGAAAACCATCGAAACGCCCTCTATCCCTCTGGAAAAAGTGTTCGGCAAGTACGACAAGGCAAAGTGCAAATACCGTAAGGAAAAGCACATCACTGATATGGTGGAAGCAATGGGGTATGGCGGTCAGACCGCTCATGTGATAGTCAATTACAGGGCGGTCAACCGCACCTTTGCAATCCCTGCCAGCAAGGTTCTGTCGTTCCGTTACAACGAGAGCCGAAAGAGCATCCCTTGGCAGTGGGCAGAGCAAGAGGGGATAGAGGTCAAAGCAAAAAGGCTGCGTGTCCATTGGCGGTATGACGTGGATGGACTGCTAAAGAGATTGGAGAAAGAAAATGCAACTGTCTGAAAAACAAGAATTGGTAAGGCTTCTGGGGCTGTACCAAAGCGAACTCCTTATGGAGAACGAAGAAAACCTTAGAAAGAAAATGAGAAGCAATGAAAGCCCGAAAAAGGTCGTCACAGATTATTCATACGGCGTGAAAGCTCAGTATGAACACGCAAGAATCATCATCAAGAAACTTTCTGTTGAAATCGGAAAAGAACTCAAGGCTAGTTGGGAGTTGTGGTGAAAATGACAATGGTTTGCGATAGATGCGGTGAAACATTTGAATATCCAGAGTTCTCCATAAGTGAGAGGACACAAAGAGTAGAAAACAATTCTATTTGCAGGTGCATTACAAAGAAAAATAGGAAAATTTTTATCTATTCAGATGACCCGTTTTTTCTTTGCCCCTCTTGCATGGAAAAGCTGAACGACTGGCTGAAAGGAGAACAGAAGTGAGTAAGAAAGTTTCAGACATTCTGCCCAAGACGGAAATCTTGGCACAGTTGGCAGAAGAAGCATCCGAGTTGGCACAAGCTGCGTTGAAGCTGCGCCGTGCGCTGGACGGTACGAACCCAACACCGAAGAGCGTTGCAGAGTGTGAAGCGAATTTGATGGAAGAATTTGCAGATGTGACAAATGCAATTGATGCCCTGTTCGATTCTTGGTTTGGCGCAAACATCAAATCTGAAAGCGAATTTTGGGACGCAGAGCTTGAAATTGAGGATGCTAAATACAAACGTTGGCTCTCTCGCCTTGAAGCAAAGGAGAATAAAAATGGCTGAATATCATGTTGGATGTGGGATGTTCGGAAACATCTATGCAGGAACGATGGCACCTCCTCGAAAAGATGGCTTGAAGATGTGGCGCAACAAGTCAGATGTGACCAATGAAGCGATTACGGCGGTCATGGGGCATTTCATCACGGAAATGATGCGTGACAACAAGACTGAAATTCAAAAGGCGTGGGAAGTCCGTGGTGGCAAAACGCTGAAAGTCACGTTTGAACTTTCCACCGACAAGGAGCAGTCGGATGAATAAATTTGGAAACTGCCCCCTGTGTGGCAAACAGGTCAAGCCGACCAACCTCCGCAAAATCGCACGGCAGAACCAGTTGTACGGCTTTCGTATGGCTCTGGATGGCATTGCCGCCACATGGGGCGCACTGATTCAGAACCTTCGGTGTGATGCAGACCTGACCGATGAACAGGTGCAGAAGATTATCCGCATTGGCGACAGGTATTGGGAGATGGTCGGCAAGTTCAAAGAAGAGGACATGACCCCTGACGAGTTTGCAGATTACATCACCGCAAAGTCAGAACAGGTCGAAAAAGAGCTAAGAGAAAGGTGGAGCTGATGGATAAGGAACAGCTTGCAATCGCACGGTTGCAGGACGCTGCACGGTTATCCGAGCATCGGTACAAGAAACCGCTCATGGTCACATACTCTGGCGGCAAGGATTCACAAGTGCTTGTAGCTCTGGCTGAACGTGCAGGAATTAACTTTGAAGTGGTCAACAGCCATGCCACAGCAGATGCGCCGGAGACGGTCTATTTCATCCGTGAGCAGTTCAAGGCGATGGAAGAGCGTGGAATCAAATGCTCCATCGTCATGCCACGATACAAGGACAAGCCTGTGTCCATGTGGACGCTGATTCCGCAAAAGCTGATGCCGCCGACAAGACTTGTACGGTATTGCTGTGAAGTTCTGAAGGAAAACACAGGAAAAAATCGGTTTATTGCCACAGGCGTTCGATGGGCTGAATCAGCACGGCGCAAAAACAGTCGTGGCATTATGGAAGTGATGCACAAAGACCCTGCAAAGCGAATCATTCTCATGGGCGACAACGATGAAAAACGGCAACTGTTCGAGACCTGCAACCTAAAGGGCAAGATGACCGTAAACCCTATCGTGGACTGGTCTGATGATGATGTGTGGGACTACACACACAGCGAACACTTGCCTGTCAATCCGTTGTATTGCGAAGGGCAGAAGCGTGTTGGCTGCATCGGTTGTCCAATGGCTTGTAGGGGGGGGCAGACAGCGTGAGTTTGTGCGCTGGCCCGCCTACGAGAAAATGTACATCTCAGCATTTGAACGAATGCTTGATGTCAGAAAAGCAAAAGGCTTACCGTGCGACTGGCAGACCGGAATGGACGTGTTCCGCTGGTGGATGGAAGACGACAACATCAGTGGTCAGTTGAGCATGGACGATTTGATGGAGGCTAACAATGTTTGATTTTTCAAGTGAGCTTTTTGGGTTTATGAATCAACGACCTCGTTATGAGCGAGAACTGAAGGAAGATACCGTAAATGGCTATCACATTGACACTTGCGCTGTTGACGATAGGGATTGGAATTACGAAACGGCGATTCAACACGAACAATTTAGGGGTGGGGAGTGGATTGTTGTTCGAGGATATGACAGCAAAGAGGAAGCAGAAACCGGGCACGATATGTGGGTAAAGAACGCAAAGGCTGGTTTCCAAAAGCTGTACGATGTATTTGAAGAAAAGATTTATCCGAAACAGAAGCAAGAAGAAAAGCCGGTTCACTTCATTTTGACCTATGCCTGTGATCGATGCGTGACCTCCATGAAGCATGAAGCGTACATGACAAAGAAAGAGTTTCAAGAAGAAAGGATTTGCCCGTTTTGCGGTGGGGAACTTCGCATGAGGGAGTTTGAAATTATGAACAGGCGGTAAAAATGATGTTTGAATTTGCAACTCGCTGGCTGGTCTGCCTAGTCCTGCTGGCGGTGGTGGTTCAGTCCGAACGGACAATAAAAAACATGGCAGACAACCTGTTTGAAGAACGTCAGGCAATGCTCGTCTGGCTGTTCGTTAACGTGTGTTTGGCCGTTTGTACGGCTGTTGTGATGGGGTGGAAATGATGGACAACGAACTTTACTGCCCGATGAAGATGACCAGCAATCCGCTTGGTCGGTGCGTCTGCGAGAAAGAAAAGTGCGCTTGGTGGCGACCAATAAATGATTGCTGCTCGATTGCGTGGATTGCATCTAAGCTATCCTGTATGGAAATCTATATGGGATTAAAGGAGTAATGATATGAATTGCAAATTTTGCATGATTGATGCAGAAACGGTTGAAATCTATTTACCAAAGAAAGTATTTGATGGTGTAAAGAGTGTCGTGCTTACAAAAGAAAACTCAAATATAAGCAAGTGCTTTCCAAGAGATGTTTTTCATGGAGATTGTTGGATAAACGCAAACGATAATGACCCGAATGTTGATGGGATGTATCTTATTTATTATCACTGGCTCGATAAGGACACGAGCCGTTGGTATTATCTTTTTGGCGTTGGTGTTTTTAAGAATGGAAACTGGAAATCAAATGAAGAAAGGGACATTATTTGCTGGATGCCGCTTCCTGAACCGCCAAAGGAGATCTGACACATGGCAACGACAGAAATGAAAAAGCGAATTTACCTTGTTCTCGAAACCGAAGCGGACGAAGATGACGAGAGTATCCTTAGCGATATTGAGCAAGAACTTGGAATGGCTACGCACTATTTTGAACTGGTTTCTTATAGCGAAATCGGGTTTGAAGGCTTGTGGAGAAGCACATTCGAGCAACCGCCTAAGAAAGAAGATGCGGATGAAAACGGCCATGTGATGGCGATTGCTGGGCCGATCACAAAGTCCGATTGCGTAGGTTATCCATATAAGTGGTTGTGGAATGTCGTTGCAAAGCATCCATGCGCATACCCTGTTTGGAAGCCCATCAAGGAGGTCTGATACATGGCAACACCCCCGAAGCGTGGTCGTGGCAGACCGCCGCTGACCGAAGCTGAAAAGAAAAAGCGTGAGAAGCGGGCGCAAAAGGCGAAAGAAGAAGCCGCTGCGAAGCGTGAGAAAGAGCGCGAGAAGAAGAAACAACAGATGCTTAACAAGCGGAAATCTATCCGCTCACAGGTGAGTAAAAAGGTGAAAGAACAACAGGAGTTAGCAATCACGAGGTCTAAGATGCTGAACACAGGCGATTTGCAGTCGAGAATCGGTGATGAAGAGGACAAGAAGGTTATCGGCATGATTGCAGCCAAGTATTTTGGCGACCTTCCGAGCGTGGACATGAACAACCCGATTGAAGTGCAGCAGCGTCTTGACTTCTTCTTTGACGCTTGCATCGAAGCCAGAATCTCCCCTGTGGTCGAATGGATTGCACTGGTGCTGGGCATCGAATGGGTGAGCCTTAAGCAGATTATGGCGGGCAAACGCCGTGACGATAGCTTACAGCAGAAGTATATCCTGAAACTGATTCTGCAAATGCAGTCCATGTGGGCGTACAACGGTATGTACGGTCAGGAAAACCCAGCAGAGTGGATTTTCCGAGCCAAGAACTACTTTGGTATGCGTGACAACGTGGAAGTCACCGTTGCACCGCCTGAGCAGCCGTTGGGCGATGCTCAGAGCGCAGAACAGCTTGCCCAGAAGTACCAGACGGCTTTGCCGAAAGGGATTGACGTGGAGTACAGAGAGGTGACGGAGAAGTGAAAGAACTCATTGCTTTCTTTTTATTATCTTGGGCGGTCGCTTTTTTGATTATCAACAATTTTAACGATAAGGAGTAAAACATGAAAAAGGTAGCAACTATTATTTCTTCTGTGGTAGCAGCGTTTTTTGTTGCAGTAGTTCTTTTGCTGTGTTTGGAAAGAGTGCCTGTTGGTTATGTTGGAGTTGTTTATTCGGCACGAGGCGTTGAGCAGAACACCTTGTCGCAGGGCTGGCACTTTCTTTCTCCCATGAAGCACGTTAGCAAGTTCCCTATCAGCCAGCAGCAACTTATTTTTTCGGATGACCCGGCAGATTATAACGCAAAAGAACACGCAGATTGGCATATTGATGCTCCTGCAAGCGGTGGAATGGTTGGAGTAAACCTTACCGTAAATTATAACTTCATTCCAGACCGTGTTGTTGAACTCTACAGCCGTTTTAACGGAATGGATGGCGAAACGCTTGTGGAAAGCCGCATCCAGAACAGCATTATCGCCTACGTCAAGGAGGTAACGCCCCAATTTTCTGTAATGGATATTTATTCTGAAAAGAAAACGGAAGTAAACAACGCAATTACAAATTATTTGAACGAAAAGCTTACCAATGAATACGGAATCAACGTTTCAAGTGCCCTCGTGATTGACGTAGAGTTGGATGACACCCTGACCGAAAAAATTAGAGCGAAAGAACAAGCAAAGCAGGACGCTGAAATCGCTGAGCTGAACAAGCAGACTGCTCTTGCACAGGCTGAGACGGATAAGGTGAAGGCTCAGACGGAAGCCGATGTGAAAGTGATCGAAGCACAGGCAGAAGCAGAATCAAATCGTATCGTATCGGAATCCATCACTCCAGAACTGATTCAGATGAAAGAAGCTGAAGCCAGACTGAAGCATGGATGGGTTACTGTCAATGGAGCAGATACAGTCGTAACAAAAGCTGATTGACAGGAAACATAAAGAGGGAAAAACATGACTAACGGAGATTTTATCCGCTCCATGACGGACGAAGATATTACAGAAAACTTTACGCGGGGCATCTGCGAGCTTATCAAGCATCGTGACCCGGAGCGTTGCCAGAACCGTGAGCATTGCTTTCATTGCGTCAAGGACTGGCTGAAAGAGAAGAACACAATCATGGTGAGGGCTGACCAATGGGAACTTTGATTGATTTTTCCGACCCCTGTCTGCGCTCGTTTTTGCCTGTTCTCTTGCAAGACCACACGACAGGAAAGAACATCATCTGGGCGACAGATCCGCCGCCTGAACTGGGCGTAGGCTTTGCAGATGAAATCACACTGGAACAGTTGGACAGGGTTCAACTCGTTCCTCGTGTACAGAAACGGCTTGCAGACCAGAAGAAGCGCACTAGCAAGAAAGCAGAGGTATTTACGCCGACTTGGGTTTGCAAGAAGATGACAGACGTTGCAGAGAAGGACTTGGTGGGCGAGGACTGGAAGGAGTACATCAACAAGACTTGTCTTGAAGTCACCTGTGGAGAAGCGCCGTTCCTGACAAGTCGATACGACACCACGACAGGGCAGATGATTGCCGTGCCGGACAGAATAGGTCTGCTGGATAGGAAGCTGAATGTTCTGGCAGAGCAGTTCCATGACTACGATATGTGGATGTGTTGGGCAATCAGCGCCTACGCATCGACATACGGCTATGAGTGGCAGGGAGACAACCTCTTGCTGGCAAGGTGCAACCTGTTCTTGACGCTGATCGAAAATTTTAGGTATCGGTTTGATGCTGAAAAGCTGGAAATTGGCTTCATGCCCATTTTTCTTGATTGCATCGCAGATACCATCTCATGGAACGTCTGGCAGATGGATGGGCTGAAAAAGACCGTGCCCGGCACAGACATTCCGTGCAAAATCAAAGACTGGAAAGCCGACAAAGAAATTTTGTTCAAGGATATTGGGGAGGACAAATAATGTTTGCTAATATCTACGAAATCGCAAAGGATGTATCGTTTTGCGTTGCTGGATGTGCTGGTATGTTCTATGTCGCTTACTTTTTCGTAAAACTTACGTTTGATATGATTTCCAAAGTCTACTATTTATACCGCACCCTTGGAAAAAGGGGAAAGGAATTTTTGGAATACAGGCGTTGTCGTGGAGATTTTGACACATATCTGCGAGACCGTGAAAAGAAAAGGGCGTTCTGGGACGAATATTATAAGGAAGAATATCGAGACAAAGCGGTAAAATGCACTGGGAACTGTTCCGATTGCCCGAAATCAAATTGCATGGACAGAGTTTGAGGTGACAACTAATGCAAACTGACAGAGGAATCTACCACAAGCGAGTATGTGACCGCTGCGGAGCGGTACAAGGCGGCAGGATGATGAACCCGGACGAATACTTCAAGGACTGGGCGTGGCGCAGGGACACAGGCGACTTGTGCCCGGAGTGCTATGCAGAGTATAAGCGAGTGATCGGGCGGTTCAACAGAGGAAAGAGAGGGCAGAGAAGATGAAAAAAGTTTGCGTCTATAAATGCAAGCAATGTGATGCCATCTTAGATTCTGATGGATTTTTAATTTTGCCGGAGAACATTCTCGATGGAGTTTTGGAATCAAAAGAAAAAGGATTTGTCTACAGACCGTCTATCGAGGAACACAGAACAGGCGACATAGTTATTCACAGATGCGACCCTGTAACGATTGGTGTCTGCGAGTTAATTGGTTGGAGGAAAATCGGATGAACTTCTACTGCACCACCGAACATTGCTCTTGCATGGGCATCAAGCAGTTCTCCGCTGGCAAGGCTATCCGATGCACAGCAGAATCCTGCAAGAACAAATCTGAGCCGTCCTGTGGCTCTTGCAAATGGTACGCAGAGCCGGAGGGCGTATGCGTGAACGACCAGTCAGAACACGTTGCAGACTTCGTGTGGGGCGAACGTGGATGCAAGGAATGGGAGAAGAAAGATGCGCGGAAGTAATGTAATCAGGCTGGGCAATGGCATTCTACTGGACAGCAAAGGGAAACTTTTATGCCAAACTGTGGACAAGTCCTGCTCAAACTGTAAATGGCACGACAGATTCTCGTGGGTCTGTTACAACGGTCTGTCTGAGTGCCGGGCTGATTTTACAGACCCGGATGATGTGTGCAAGGAATGGGAGATGAGAAAATGAGCTACGATATTTATCTATGCGACCATGTAACGCATAAACCGCTCAAAGCGGATAGTACACATTTTATCGCTGGTGGTATGCGCGCTATGGGCGGTACAAAAGAACTGTGGCTCAACGTCACCTATAATTACAGTCACTTCTATTATCGTCCGGAAGTGTTTGGTGAAGGCGGCATCCGCTCTATCTATGGCAAAACAGGCGCAGAAAGCATCCCGATGCTTGAAAAAGCTATTTCTGCACTAGGTGACGATGTGGACGACAGCGACTACTGGAACGCCACAGAGGGCAACGCCAAACGTGCTTTGTATGGTCTGCTGGCGTTTGCAAAGATGCGTCCTGATGGCGTGTGGGACGGAGATTGAAAGGAGAAAAGCCGATGGAGGTCAGACCGATTGATGCTAACGCATTGAAGCGATACTTTTCCGATGAACAAATGAAGTGTGTTAGCGTGGATGAATTGGATTACACGCTCAATGCCTTGACGTATGATGTGCTTGAAAGCGTAATCAAAGCTATTGATAACGCACCGACCATCGAGGTAAAAGGCAATGGCTAACACCCTTTGGCATCCAGCAAGCGAACCGCCACGAGAGCGGACGCAGCCTTTGTTGCTTGCGACTAAGACAACGTGGCGTGATAAAGATGGAAAAATGTTGCAAAGAATCTCTCCAACAGCGTATTTTCTTGGCTGTTACGCAGACGGTCAGTTCTGGGATGAGATAGGCGAGAGACTGCCGGATAACGTGACGGTCACACATTGGATGCGCATTTATGCGCCGGAGGGTTGACAGATATGAGACCGATTGATGCAGATGCGCTGCGCCAGAAGATTGAAAAATGCGCTTTGGACGCAGACAGAGCTAGTTCGTTTTCGAATCCCGATGGAGGAGCTTTCTACGATGAGTTGCTGGATGCTATTGATGCAACGCCGACTATTGACCCGAACATTCAGTGTCCTGTAACGCATTGGATGGCGTTTCCAATGGTATGAGGTAATGAGCATGAGCAATTGGATTAATGTCAAGGATAGATTGCCAGATGTTCCGAAAAACGATTTTGCCAGCGATTATGTTCTGGTTCACGACAAAAAAGCTGGTGACTGGGTAGCCTATTATGATGCAAACGGTGGTTGGTGTGAAGCAAGAGAGTGCATCCCATTCAAAAATGTTACACATTGGATGCCTATGCCTGAACCGCCTACGGAGGACTAAATATGGATGGATTTGAAGCGTTAATAGAAGCGATGAACCAATGTGCTGCATCACTTGAACAGCTTGCAAATGCTATCAGACAGTCCGAAACGCAGTGCGGTTACATCAAGCAGAAGCACAATCGGCCTTTATACCGTAAAGGCGAAAAGCTACATGAAGGTTGCAAACGAATTATGAGAACGAGAGAGGGATTTAGAAAGTGAAAAAACTTAAATTTCCTGAGGATTTCTTTGCATACGACAACCCGGACTGCCCCGACAAGGACATTGAAAAAGCCGTGAACAGAATGAAGAACTGGATGAAGGGCGAGACCTACAAGAGCAACCCTTGGTTCTTTATGGCTGCTGGAAACTATCTGATTGTCGGCCTGATTGCTGAGGATGGGCAGAAAACAATCTACGTTGCACGGCAGTATTATGAGATAGTCAACATTCCGGGCGAAGGATGGCTGCGTGAACCTGACGCTGAGTGCCTGTTTTAAGGAGAATTAAAGATGGAAGAACTTAAGAGATGTCCGTTTTGCGGTGGGAAAGCCGTGTTTTCCATAAAGAAGGATTTTTCAAGAAGCCTTATAAAAGGATACGAATTTAACATCCGATGCAATGAATGTGGTTTCACAAATCCCAATAGAGAGTATCGAATCGAGTTTAGAATGAACGATAGTGGAGAGATTGAAATTATCCACGATGGACGCAAAGACGCTATCGAAGCATGGAACAAACGCTACAAAGAGGATTGAGTATGGACAAAAAACGAGACAGCTTTACATTCCAACGATACTACTTTGAAGCCATCTCCACGCTCAAAAGTAAAGAGAAGCTGGAACTATACGATGCAATCTGTGCATATGTTTTTGAAGGAAAAGACGCAACTTTGAACTCAAAAAAAGCAGAATCTTGTTTCATTTTGATTAAGCATCTGCTCGATGAAGAATCGAAAAGAAGCGATATTGCGTCAAAAGGATGGTATACACGAAAGTCATCTCATCCTCATGTCATAAATGAGATGAAGGTCAGCTCATCTATGAGTTCAAAGTCAGATGACAATGAACCCATTGTATCAACTGACAGTCAGACGAACGTCAAGACATTGCCGGAGAGTGCAGTCAAGAAGAAACCTGACATCTTCTCCGACTTTGCTCATGGTGATAAAGCCCTGCTGGAATCCCTGCGAGAGTTCGCACAGATGCGTACAAGAATCAAGAAGCCCATGACAGACCGGGCGAAACAAATGCTCTGCAACAAGCTGGAAAAGTTTGATCGGCATGACTGGAAAGCCATTCTCGACCAGAGCATCTATGCTGGATGGCAGGACATTTACGCATTGAAACAGGATGACCAGTACGAGCAAAGTACGGAGATGGAGTTTCCTAGACTATGACAATGGACGTTCAAACGGTATTTATCGGTGCGCTGATGCTCTGCAAGCCGGGCGTTGTGGATGAAATCATACCAGACCTTGAACTTGACTTGTTCAGACCTGAGCTGAGAGACGCTTTTGCGGCTGTTCAGGGCTATTGGACGGCTAGGGGTAAGATAGATATAGTCGAGATAAACACGCAGCATCCAGACGTAGCGCAGACGCTCTTGGCGTGTGTACAAACCTGTGAATCAGAGTGTGTACGAATTGACAGGGAGCAGATGCAGCGTTGGGCACAGCTTATCAGAGAACAAGCTGCACTTACTCGTGTGCAAGGTCTGGCATTTCAGATGAGCAGCGAGCTCACTGACTATTCTGATCTATCAGACATTTACCAGAAGATGGGCGAAGCAATGAGCCTGAAAGCTGAGGAAGAAGATGCGTGGACATACGAGGATGTGCTGAACGACTATGTTCTTCACATGGACGAGAAGCCTGTGTACATCAAGACAGGCATAGAACGGCTGGATGAAGCACTGCACATCTCGCCGGGCGATTTCATCATCATCGGCGGAAGACCGTCTGCGGGCAAGACAGCCCTATCCTTGCAAATAGCAGCAAGCATGGCAAAGCAAAACTACACCGTGTACTATTTCAGCTTAGAAACCAGCAAACGCAAGCTGGGCGCACGTCTGATGGCTAATCAAATATACTGCCCTCTGGACACGGTGAAAAATAAGGCGGTCAGCTTGAATGAGATTGACGGACAGGCAAAAAACATGAAGATGCCCTTATATATCCGCTCCGCTGCCGGAAAGAACGTGGCGTGGATGAAGGCTCAGGCTCTCCGTAAAAAGGCTCAGGTCATCTTCGTAGACTACCTTCAACTCATCCATGAAACAGGCGCAAAGGACAGATATTCCGCCATTACAGCCATATCCATTGCCCTGCACGAACTGGCACAGACCACAGGCATTGTTGTGGTGGCTCTGGCACAGCTTAATCGAAACCCATCCAAGCCCGGAGCAACGCCTACTAACTCCGACTTGCGAGAGAGCGGACAGATTGAACAGGATGCAGATGCAATCATCCTTCTGTCCGGCGACAACCCCGACAAGTACCTGTTCCGGCTAAGCAAGAATAAGGAAGGCGAGATAGGCGACCTTCCAATCACGTTTAACAAGCAGATTCAACGGTTCCAAGAGTATACTTGGATGGATTGAAAGGAGAACGACTATGAAAAAGATTTTGACCGTATGCGTGTCCGCTCTTACGCTTATTATGCTGATGGCTGGATGCAATAAACAGGTGGTAGACCTGACGTATAGCTACTCATGGGCACAGCTGAAAATGCCTGATGGAACGATTGTTGAGGGCAAGCTGAATAGTTGGGACGATTACGAGGGCGACCAGCTGCAAGTAAAGATTGACGGCGTGACCTATCTGGTTCATTCGTCCAACGTGGTCTTGAGACATTGAAAGCGAATACGGAATCTAAGTGCATGGGCTGTCAGCAATGGCAGCCTTTTGCATATACGCGCACAGAAGCCCTACAAACGCTTTTAGCGTCAGATAGCAAAAACTTATCGACTGAACACAGAAAACAAATCTGGCACTGCTCTACGGGGCTGTGAGCGCATTGTAGAGGTCTACGACTATTGCAGGAGGAGAAAATGGAATACATGACAGCCGACACAAAGGTCAATGGGTACATGGTCTACCCTCGATTCCTCTCGACTATTGACGTTAGTCCAACAGAGAAAATTGTCTACGTTTACCTGTTCAATCGTGCAAGGTCGTCACAGAGGGCAAGCAAAAGCGGAAAGTTTGCTGACCAACTAGGACGAGTATACATCGTGTATCCCATCAAAGACCTTGCTACCGATACTGGATTCACGGAGCGATGGGTCAAGAAGTCTCTGAAAGAGCTGGAAGAAGCCGGGTTGATCGAGCGCAAACGTGAAGGGAAGAACAAGCCCGATAAGATATACGTCAAAGTGCCAAAAGAATCGTCAAATAGCGAAAAGCGAGGTGAACAATCATTCACCTCTGAGGGGAACGATGCTTCACCTGTGAGGGGAACAATCGTTCACCTCCTTAATATAGAAGAAAAGAAAAGAAAAAAAGTTATTAAGAAAGCTGGCGACCCGCCCGATGGGAACGCCATCACGCCGGACTTCGAGGATGTGAGCGAGTATTTTTTGGATGCTGGATGTGAGAACAGGCTTGCCAGCAGGTTTATGAACTACTATGAGGGAACAGGTTGGATGACCAAGAACGGAAAGCCTATAACAAACTGGAAGGCCTTTGCTGATATGTGGATTGACAAGGAACAGGAAAAGCAGCAGTATAGCGAACCAGAGTTCAATCGCTTGTAAAGGTTCTTTCCCCCTATAACCCTCTATCTCCAAAAGCTATACCGTTAGCCAGAAGAGAAGACAGTGACCAGCATCTTTCGTCAGGTTCGTATTTGCGGAGGGTATGCGACTATTCCAAAGATGGAGAATTGATTTCATTTTGCAGTCGGTTGAATATGTATAAATGTTGCATTAACTATTCATAGTAGAATGCTATGGATTGAATGAGATACCATAGTGCGTTACTGGGAATTAAATCGAGCAGGAACAGACAGAATCGGATGGTATGAGTTATTATACGAAATAATCCGTGATTATCAGGAGTAACTATATCTGTATACTATAATAAGTACGGTTATTATACGAAATATACATAACTACCGGAAGAATAAATTATGCGAAATTGGAACGAGAGATGATTTTGGGAGTGGTCGGATGACTTAGCGACTATCGCACCTCTCTTTTCCTAAAAGACGAACGACTATTTCACACAAAAATACACAACTACTTGACGATGATTCGCAAGAAAACACTACGACTATTACTCTACGACTATCAGCTGACTGCTTGTTACTATACTATATATAGGACTTTCAAAAGCTAGTCGTCTGACGACTTTACGACTATTCCACGATTATTTTATTGGGGAAACTACGACTATTGGCTACGACTATTTCAGCCGGAACGCTGCGACTATTGCTGACCTCTATTGGCTATCGGGCGAAAGCCCGAAAAGAGCGGCGGGGGGAGCCGCCAATGATTCCGCGCCGCCAGGCTGACCCTGTACAGGTGGAGACGTTGACCCCTCAGTAGACACTCCGGGTGTAGCACTTGCCAGCGATCCGCAGACGGTAGGAGCTGACCCCGCCGGGCTGGCATGGTCTGCGGTATGTTGCACCGCTGCCCCCCCTATATACCTTATTATAATAGGCGGCTGCGCTGACTTGTGCAGCGTCCGGCGTGGCGCAGGCGGTATTATATCCGCTTGTGTCGGTCTGGTATCGTGAGCGGTTGAATGGGTCAAATAGCAGGAAAAACACCTGTAAAGCCTTGTGCGCTGTTTTGTGTCGTTGGCGGTATAGTTGCATTGACGATGCAAAACGCGCTGTAAACGCTTGTATTTGGCAGTATTGTAGCAGGGCAAAATAAAAGCCCTGCACCCTCAGCAGATGCAAGGCAAAAGAAAAAGCCCGGCCATTTCTGACCGGGTGGAGTGCTTTTTATTTGGACGCTTTGAACAGAGCAGAGAAAAACCAGAAGAAAAACAAGATACAAGATAATATCATTTTGCGTTTACCTCCGCCCAAACTTTAAACCCGTTGTGTCCGCCGTGTGCGTTGATGTCATTGCACATGGCTTGTATTTCTTTTTCGGTCATTTTTTCGCCATAATCACCGTTTGCAATGCTGGTTAACTCCTCAGCTATCCATTTATGCCCATAAAACCCGCCGTTAGTAGCGGTTAAGCCGATACCGTAAAAAATTGTATACATTTATTTAGCCCCCTCATACCACGCTAAAACGCTTGTAGCTGGTTTTGCTGCTGCATTCTGCGTATACATCCGGGTGTAGCGTCTTGAGAAGCTTGCTATCAAGTCGGACGCTTTGCACGTCCTTGTAAATGGCCTTTGCAGTGCCCTGTACCATTTCCGGTGCGCCGTGCATCATGGCGATTATATCGGCCTTAATTGCATCGTTCATTGCTTCTAGCTCTTCCATCAGCCGCTTGTTTTCGCGGTATGCGTTCACCTTTTCTTCAAACGTGGTCATTTTTTAGCCCTCCTTATTAGCTGTTGAGAAATGCGATCATAACGAGTACGCCGGAGATCATGCCGCCCACGTACCAGAGGGCGGCCCACTGGCTTGCATCAAGTACCAGCATATTACTGCACCCCCTTGCAATACAGGCCGTTGGTGCGGCAGATGGTGCGGATACGGTTGCAAGCCTGGTACAGTGCGCGGGCTTGTACATCAAGCCACGTTTCCCGGCTGTTGGGGTTGTTCATGCCGCCGTCGGTGCGCTTGAGTTCAGAGGGAGTGCAGACACGGGCGGCGATATCGGCATTATAGCAGATGGAGCAACCGCCGTTACTGTACTGTTCCCAGCAGCTTGCACCGTTGAGCGCCCACCGCTCAAGCTCTGCACCGTCAAGGGGCAGGCGCTCCATATTGTCCGCACCCTCCTGCACATCGTCCAGCAGGTCGAGAGCGTACAACGTGACGGCCTTACTCCATGCGCTGCGATCGTGGCGGGTGTTGAGTTCGGCGCGGATGGTATCAGCGAGTGCGGTATAGTCGGGAGCGGTGGGGGCGTTGCTCTGCTCTGCTGCGGCCTGCTCCATCTCGTCGAGGATAGCAAGGGCTTTGCGGTAGTCGGCGGCACGCTCTGCACAGCATCCGGCGGAGATGTAGCCGTTAAGCTCAGCGCGGAACTTGTCCGCCCAGTCATCACCGGCGGCGCTCCATGTGTAGTTACAGCCCGTGTCGAAGTCCTCTTCCAGCACGATGCCCGCGAAAAGGTCAGCGGCAAACAGCTTGTTGCAGTAGTCCATAATATCAACGGTCTTTTTCATGGTTTTTGTCCTCCTGTTTTGTAACGGTATTTGGTAGGTGTTACGCTTTCTTGCGTCTGATTATATTATACGCTTTCTTGCGTAAATGTCAATAGGTATTTACGCTTTTTTGCGTATTGTTTTTAATGCTCTTGCTTGTCCGTTTGGGCGTGCTCTATCGGACACACTCCACGCCCTCCAGCGCAGACCGCTGTTTCGATCTACTTTGCGCGGTCTGCGCTGCTGCCTGTACCGTGTATCCGTTCCGGGTATGCTGGGGTCACCCGGGGGGAATAGGGCCGGAGGCCCGGGTGGGGGTGGTGAGTCCCGTCTTCTCCGACCAAAATAAAAAAGGCACTTTCTTTGCCAACACCCACCCCACCTTCACAAAACGAAACCTATCTGATTGTGCAAGTCTCCAAAAATTCCAAAAAATAAAAAAAGACCCCTCTCCCGGTCTAATCTGTGCTATACTTGACCGTAAGAAAGGGGTGCTGTAAAATGGCAAAACTCGTAAAGTGCAAACACTGCGGCGCAAGGATAGCCGTTACCGCTAAAACCTGTCCGCAGTGTGGCGGAGAGAATACACCGCCAAAGCCAGCTTATAAGCGGCTGTGGTTCAAAATCCTTATGGTAATGTTCGTATTGGCTTTTATTATGGATTTAGTAAGCCCTCGTAACAAAACAGATACTGCGGTTAGTTCTGAAAGCGAAAAGCCAACATCATCCGTTGCGTCATCTGTAAAGACAGAATCTGAAAATCCGTCTGTTACTTCGGAAGAAGCCGTAAAAGAGAACGGCTCTATTGTTTTAGTTGATGAAGTTCTTGGCGATTATGGAAAAGAAGAAACAAACAAGAACGGGTATAAATATATCTGGTACATGGTTCCGACCGGCACATACGAAGTTGAGAATCAAAACAAAGAAGCGACAGTATTTGTTGTGTCTGATGCAAATTCTGACGATGTGAGCGATGTACTGAAATTTGAAAAAGCTGGCGAAAAGCAGAATGTTACCATTAAAGACGGTTATCATATTGAGCTTTCGATTAGTGCGGAAGTCTTGCTAACACCAGTTGAATAAAGGGAGGAATCTACAAAAATGTACGCCTTATTTGGAATGATTTCTCTGGTTGCAACGCCTGTGTTTGGAGCACTGTGTCTTTACAACAAAGCAAAGCATAAGAAAGACAATCGAATGTTAATTGCTTTCTTTGTATCATTTGCAGTTTTTGTTATATGTTTGGCTGTAACACCAGAGCCATCACATGATGAATCGGCAAGCTCCGGCGTTACATCTTCCTCCGCCAAGTCTACGACAACGGAACTGGATAGTAGCTCTATTGAGGAAGCTTCCGAAAGCTCAGCAAGTAGCACTCCGGTATCTCAAAAAGCGGCATCCGAATCTGAACAGCCTATAAGCTCTGAACCAGCAAGCAGTGAGCAGGTGGCATCCAGTGCTTCTTCGCATAACCCAGATGATGATATTCCAACGCTTGATTTGGATGACTATGCAAAACAGGCGGCCGACAACGCTGTAAAGGCAAAAGACAAATACGCTGGTAAGCAATATAAGGTGACATATCAAGTCAACAGTGTATCAGACGCAATGATTAAGTTAGATAATCCGTACACTGTTATGTTCAGTGTGGACTTCGTCACTTCTCACAGCATTGGTTATACCGTTTATATGGCTGGATTCCCAGAAAACGAAAAAGACAAGATTTCTATGCTTTCTCCCGGCCAGACCGTTACATTTGTCGGTGATTTTGACGGAAACAAATTCACTGATTGCCGATTCATAGTTCCGTAAATAAAAAGCCAGCAGCTAGATGTTCTCTAACCACTGGCTTTTCTTATTGGTTATTTACTTCTTCAATGCGCTGGTCACGTTTGGCATCGGCATCCAATAGTTAACGTCACGCATGACAATCTTGCCGTTGTCGCACAGGTGCGGTCTCAAATCGCCGTATTCGTCTGCTTCGTAGGAGAGATAGCCACACGCAACCTCTTTGCCGTTGCAAGCGATCACTCGCCCATTGTAGGTTTCTCCAACGTCAGGCGTTCTCCAAAGCCACTCCATGTTTTCCAGAGTGTCGCTAATGTATTCTTCAAGATTTTCGTACTTATCGCCGTTAACCATATTTATTCTCCTTTCACATGGGCATCTGGGTCTGACCGTTTGTGACCTGAACCAACATAACGGAGTTCGCACACGGTCTCCATTTCTTGATGTACTCGACAGCTTCATCAAACCGCTTCTTCGGCACGTTGTTTCTGCTGTTTACATTGAACCAGTCCTGAATGTCTCGGTTGCATTCCATGAACAGCTTTTGAGAGACGCTGCGGCTCTTGTAGGCCGGGCTGTCCATGCCGCCAAGAGCGTTGATGACTACCGTGTTCACGACACGCTTCAACACACGCTGCTGGTTGTAGTCGATGGTCATAGTGTTCTCAAGAGCGGAAATGCGCTGCTCCTGCTTCATGGTGCGCTGGTCAATCACGAGGATTGCTTGCAGTTCCTTAGAAAGCCCTGCGAACTGGTTGACGGATACGTTCTTTTCAAGGTCAATCAGCTTCTGGCGAATTTCCATACCCTGCGGTGTCCGCTGAATCATCGCAATGTGTTTTGCCATGTCAAGGCTAAGAACATGATCTGCGCTAGGACGGCCACCAAGAGGGTTTTGCTCATTTTTGAGCAAAACTGAAAAGTCCGTTCCTTCGACAAAACCAATGTCAATCATGCGCTTAATCCAGTCTTTGTATGCGGTCTTGATTTTGAGCCTCTCGTGCAGCTCCCGACCCAGCACAACCTTTTCGCCGGTGTCTGTGTCATACACAGGGATAACATCTTCGGAGAAGATTCGGATGGTTTCGAGATTATTATTCATAGAAATTTGACCTTTCTATCTTGCGAGAGCAGGCCATCTCTGGTATAATAACCCAAAGAGGGTCTATACTCTCTGAGTGTGTGATGATACGTTCGCTAAAGTTTGCCGACCTGAGCGAGCGTATCATTTTTCGTTTTCATCGGGCAGCGGATGGTTTTGCAGATACTCTGAAATGGCTCTGCGCATAAACTGACTTCGGTTAAGGTCGCATACGGTGCAGTAGTGATTGATCTCTGCCAGCATTTCCTTGCTGACGTTGGCGTTGCACTGTGCACCATTCGGGTTGTTGTACGTCATACTCGTTCACCTCCTTTCGGCGTAATTATATTATACTGCAAAAACTCTCTTGCGTCTATATTTTACGATGTAATTTATAAAACATAGAATTTTGCGGTATAACATCAGTTTTTTGTAGCCGTTTTTCCCGCTTCGTACCCTGCCCGGTAGTTCAGTTCGGACAGCTTACCCAGCGCTTCTGCGTACTCCCTGTCCTCGCTGGTCGGCTCTTTGCCGTGTGCGAGGGTTTTCAGAAATTCTTCGGTTTTCGTAGGAAAGTTCATGTTTTTTGCTCCTAACTCTTGCGGAGAGCAGCCCTTTTTGGTATAATAGATTCCGAAAAGGGAGACTGCCCCCTTGGTGGTTGCAGTACCTTCTTTTTGTAACGGATAAGCTATCAGCTAAACTTTGGTAGGTGGGTGCTGATAGCTTATTTTTTTATGCGTTCTGCAATGTTGAAGATTAGATCAATACCCATTCTCACAACATCACTCTTGGTTCCATCCAGAGCGTTAGCGCAAAATGTGATTTTTTCGATATCTTCTTCGCTAAGCCTGAACGAAACCATACGCATAGATTCGTTTTTAGATGGCTCTGCTGCTTTCTGCAACTTCATCACCTCGCTTTGTTGCTGATGATAGTATATACCAGATATTGAACACTTGTCAATATGGAAATTTGAAGAAAATATACTTTACAGATTCGGAACAAATCAAAAATAAAGCGTATACACGTTTCCATGTAAAAAGTTTAACATTCTTATACTACTATACTCTGTATTTACAGAGTATAGTATATTTATATATACACTAGGGCTGAATTGCTCTCTTGACAGCTTACGCTAGAAAGCGTATAATGATACCAAAGGAAGAGAGGGCAAAAAAATGGCAGCTACGAACAACAAGGTAAATTCCAGCGAAATTCTTCGTGGGATTATCAAAGAGCAGCATCGGACATACGAATACCTCAGAAAAAAACTTGATTATAAAAAAATTTCTAGCGTATCTTCTCGTGTTTTGGCCGATGATATGAAGTTATCTACGATGGTTCAGATTTTAGAAGTACTGGGATACAGGCTTGTTGTCGAGCCGGACAACGGGGAGCTAACTAGAACGGGCGCTTATCAGATAAGAGAAGTAAAGGACGGCGGTTCTGAATGAACGTAGCGTATGTTCGTGTATCCACTGTCGAACAGAATGAAGCACGACAGGTAGAAGCGTTGAAGCGGCATGACATTGATCGTTGGTTTATCGAGAAGGTCTCTGGCAAGAATATGGATAGACCAGAGCTGCAGAAGATGCTTAAATCAGTTCAGCCGGGCGATACCGTGTTTATCCACGATTTCAGCCGCCTTGCCCGTAGCACAAAAGACTTGCTTGAAATGGTCGAAACGCTGCAAGCTAACGGCGTGCACCTTGCCAGTGATAAAGAAAACCTAGATACAGGCACTCCCACAGGTAAACTGATGCTGACGATGATTGCAGCCATTAACGAATTTGAACGACAGAATATGCTTGACCGTCAGCAAGAGGGTATCGAAGTGGCAAAGCAGAAAGGCGTTTATAAAGGCCGCAAGCCCACCGAGTATGACCGAAACCTCTTTGACGTTCTCCATGAGCAGGTGGAGAATCGTATTCTTACGGTCACGGACGCTGCCAAACAGCTTGGCGTTACCCGCCAGACATGGTATCGGATTGCTGAACAGAGAAAGGCTGTATAAAATGACAGAGATGGATAAGTTGGATGCTATGCTTACAGAGCGTGGCATTGAACACACATACGGTCGCAGATTCCCCGAAATGGATGAATTGGTATCGAAAGAACCTGATTTATTCAAAGACCAAAACTGGGGAACGCAGATTGTGGTATATGATGGCGAAATGCGAACATGGGATGCTATCTGCGGATATGGTTCGTATGGCTATGAACAAGGCTTGATTGAAGTGATGGGGTCTGTCACGGACAAAGATGTGGAAGGGTTCCTTACAGCAGACGAAGTCATTAAAAGGCTGAAAATCACTTGACATTGTTCGCAACCCAGAATAAAACTGAATGAGAAAGGAAAAGCGACATGAAAACTGTAAAATTGTCAGAGCAGAGTTTGAAACTCATTGAAACGCTGTGCGATTACACTGACAAGCCCGATATTCTCAACGCTGTTTCGGACGCTTTGTACTATGATGCAGACGAGTTGAAGCGCAGGCTCAATCATCTTGCGGAAGAAGTCAAATAAACTGTGCAACCCATTTATTAAGATGGATTTTAGTAAATAATTTTCTGAAATGAAATTATAAAACCGAATATTTGATTTTTGTGCAGTTGTAGGCACTCTTTACATTTTCAGGTAGGGGGTGCCTATTTTTTATGCAGCCAAAGCAGTGTATCGCCATCATCGACAGCATCAAAGCGTATGCAAAGCAGAATCCGACCGAAGCACAGGTCTACGAGGACTGGTTTCAGGCGGTGGTGAACCTAAGAGATGCCCTGCCACAGGACAAACGGTTCGATGCCTACAAATACTCTGGTGAGCTGCGCTCTGTCTGCGCAGCCATGATGGGCAAGATGAAAACAGGCGAGGATGTGGCGAAGGTCTATGACATTATCGGCCGGACGTACCTGTTTGAAGCAAAAGACGTGTTCGACAGCTATTGCATTTACCTCGAATGGAATCGTGCGCCGGAGAAGAAGTTCTATCAGCCGAGACGCAGGGTGCTGAAAGTGCTGGCAGATGACCTAGAGGACTTGTTTTATAAGCGGATTGACTTCTTGGGGGTTAGTCTTCCGGCTCGTGTTGGTAAGCTTTTGAGCGATGATACGCCAATCTTGACGCGCGACGGCTGGAAGAATCACGGCGATTTGCAAGTTGGTGATGAAGTTATCAGCCCGAAAGGTCAGTTTGTGAAGGTGCTGGCGGTATCGCCAAAGAATTATGCAAACATCCGCTGCCACTTCTCTGATGGCACATATATTGACTGTCACGAAAACCACGAGTGGCCTGTCTTTAACCGTCATAAGAACGGATTTGATGTGGTCGAAACCAAACGGATGATGGAAGATTATGTTACCGACACGAAGGATGGCATAAGGTTCTGTTATCAGGTTCCCTTCAAAAATTTTGTTGATGGAGAGTATAAGAAGCTGCCTGTTGAGCCGTATACACTAGGTGCTTGGCTTGGTGATGGTCGCAATCAGCACCCGGATATTTGTGAACCGCCTTGTGATAGAGCGATTGTAGAGCGCGTTATTAACGATGGATACCCTATTAGCTGGCACACTGTTCACAAGGACACTGGTGTTGAGTACTACGGATTCTCTGGTTTGCGACAAGCACTTCAAAAAGGCGATATGTGCCATAGTCACCGCCGCTGCGTGAAGCATATCCCAGAAGAATACTTTACAGCCAGCATTGCACAGCGCATGGAATTGCTTGCTGGCCTGCTCGATACAGACGGTACGTTACGGGCAAAAGAGCATCGGTACGCTTTTTCTACCACAGAGCCGCAAATGAGAGATGATTTTGTCACGCTGGTTTCTACCTTTGGATGGAGATGCAGCGTGGTTGAATATCCACCTCGTGTATCATCTAGTGGCATTAAAGGCAATCTGACAGTCTATTCCATCTCTTTTAATCCTACCTGTCCTATCCCTTGCGTTGTTCCTCGCAAGCAGTTAAAAGAGTTCTCCAAACCTCGCCGTGTGGCATTTTGTGGGTTTGAGCGCATTGAGCCGAAGCAGGGCAACTGCATTCAGGTTGAGGGTGGCGTGTACTGCGCTGGTAAGCGGCTGATTCCCACCCATAACAGCACATTGTGCATCTTCTTCATCACATGGTTGATGGGCAACCGCCCTGACGTTGCATCGGTTATGAGCGGACACTCTGACAAGTTGACCAACGGCTTCTACGGCGAAGTGCTGTCGATCATCACTGACCCTGTTACCTACAACTGGGGCAAAATCTTTCCTGACGTTCAGCTTGTGGATAAGAGCGCAAAGGACGAAAGCGTTGACCTGAACCGAAAGAAGCGCTTCCCCACCCTGACCTGTCGTTCCATTGGCGGCACGCTGACTGGTGCTGTTGAAATTGGCGAGGGCGGCGTTCTGTACAGCGATGACTTGATCGAGGACTTGGAGGAAAGCCTAAACGTTGAGCGTCTGAACAACAAGTATGATGCCTATCTGAACCAGCTGAAAGACCGTAAAAAGCAAGGCGCATTGGAACTGATGGTTGGTACACGTTGGAATGTGCTTGACCCTCTGGGTCGCATCCAGAACCAGTATGCAGACAACCCGAAGTACCGATTCCGGGTGATTCCTGCGGTGGACGAGAACGGACACAGCAACTTCAATTATGACTATGGCGTTGGCTTTGACGATGCCTACTATGCCGATATGAAAGCCAGCATTGACGATGCAACATGGTGGGCGAAGTACATGGGCAAGCCCTATGTGCGTGAAGGCCTGCTGTTCCCTGCCGATGAACTGCGGTATTTCAACGGCGTTCTGCCTGATGGAGAGCCCGATCGCAAGCTCATGGTCGAAGATATTGCTTGGGGCGGCGGTGATTTTACATCCGGCCCCATCGCCTATGTTTATAATGGTTCTGTGTTTATTCCCGATGTTGTTTTCAATAATGGAGATAAAACCGTTACCAAGCCTGAAACGGTCGGAAAAATTATTCAACATAAATTAAACACATACAGAGGTGAAGCCAATAATGGTGGCGATGAATACTGCGATAGTATAGACAGTATGCTTCGGCAGCAAGGCTATCACTGCTCTGTCCGTAGCCAGCGTGCGCCAAGTAATCAAAGCAAGCTGTCAAGAATCATCCAGTATGCGCCGGACATCAAACGGTTCTACTTCCTTGACGAAAAACACCAGTCGAAAGAGTACAAGGCATTCATGGAACAGGTAACGATGTTCACGCAGCTTGGCAAAGTTCCGAACGATGATGCACCAGACAGTCTGGCACAGCTTGCCGATGAACTGTATAACGGAATCAGCAAAATTGAGCCTGTCAAGAGGCCGTTTTAATAATTCCCCTAAATAGCCGGTTTCGTAGGCATTAAAATTTGATTTGCCTGTTGACATGGCTTACAATAGTACCAGGAAGATTTGCAGCTTCCTCTAGGTATTGCGTTGGCGAGATTTTTAAGTCATTTTTACTCGTCATTTGTTGTGTAATACCCTACTTTCTTACTCACCCACGACAGCCGCCTTTCTCTGTCGTGGGGATTATATGTTGCGTTTCCGAGTGGACGGAACGTTGTTTGTGCTCCCCCAACTGACACGAAGCGGTTCAAACCCGCTACGCAGCACAACTATCCTCTTGCTTTGCATGGGATTTCTCTTTTGACACCTCACCGCTATTCCCGGCTCTCGATGCAAAAGGCTTTTTTGAATTTTCTCCTTTTGCAAAGAGCAGCGGTCAACCAATTAAGCCGGGTCTATCGCGGAGTGGAGCAGTCAGGTAGCTCGCTTGGTTACCAAGAGGTCGCTGGTTCAAATCCGGCTTCCGCGTCCGAATCACAGCCTGAACCATTGCCTGTCCGGCAAACAGAAAGACTGTGAAGGTTTTCCAGGGCGGAAAATAGCACGGCTGGAAGTGCGAACAGTTTCCCAGTAGCTTCTGACAGGTCTGTGCTCAACAGCCTGTTTCCAGAAATCCAACGAAAGGAGCGTTTATGCTAGTTAGAATCTGTTGCCCTTGTATCAGGCAGAATCCTATTTATAAGAACGTCCGCTGCAACCGTTATCTTGGCGAAGTAGATGGACGATACCATTTCAAGTGCGACAGATGCAAGGGCGTTATCGAAGGAGACACAAGGGAAGGATGGGTAAAAATTATCCATCCACCGGAAAAGTAAATAGCTTTTGAAGCGCAGTTTTGGCGCAGTGAGATAGACCTTAACAGGTTTGTCTTACTGCGCTTTTTATTTTGCCGGAAAGGAGGAACGCATGGCTGAGTATCAGATAGCTGTTGACGGCTTTTTGAATAATCCACTGACCGGACGCAGACCGATTGAAACGCCGGAGACGGAAATCAATCGGGCGAATGTTCTGAAAGTAGTTATGGGTAATGCAGACCCTATCCACCTGCTGAACAAGAACGAGATTCACTTTCTGCACAACTACTACTTGGGTAGCCAGCCTGTCCTCAGCCGCACGAAGGAGTATCACGCTGAAATCACCAACCGTATTGTAGAGAACCACGCCAACGAGTGCGTGGGCTTCTACACGGGATACATGAGCGGCACTCCTTGCTCTTATGTGCGGTCTGAAACGGCAACTGGTGACGGCGAGGAAATCGCCCGCCTGTCCAACGCCTTGCAGTATGAGGGCAAGGATGCGCTTGATCGGCGGCTTTGGCAGTGGATGTTGGAGTGTGGACAGGGATACCGCATTGTTCTTCCCGACAAGGGGTACAACGGCAATTACCCGGACGAAACGCCCCTGCTGGTGGACGTTCCCGACCCGGATATGGCGTATGTGATTTACAACTCCGGCATCGGACACAAGCCAATTGCCAATGTGCTGCACATCCCACGCAATTATCAGAATGACCTGAACGACCTGATTTGCGTGTATACGCCAAACCAGTACTTTGAAATCGACAACGGCAAAGTCACAAAGTCGGAGAATCACTCTCTCGGAATGCTGCCGATGGTCGAATACAAGCTGAACCCGGAGCGGATGGGTCTGTTTGAACCAGCTATCCCCGTGCTGGATGCCATCAATGACCTTGAAAGCAACCGTTTGGACGGTGTGGCGCAGTTCATTCAGTCCATCATGGTGTTTACCAACTGCCTTGTGGACAAGGATGCTCTCGACCAAGTGAAGGAACTTGGCGCAATGTGCCTGAAATCTACTTCTGGTCTGCCCGCTTCTGTTTCGCAGATTGCAAACGAGCTTGACCAGCAGCAGAGCCAGACCCTGCTTGATTCCATGTTGAACGTGTACCGCAGCCTGACTGCCATGCCTAGTGCCACTGGTAGCGAGAACGCAACGTCCGACAACGTGGGCGCGGTCATCGTCCGTAACGGCTGGAATCACACCGAAGCAAGGGCACAGCAGTACGAGAATATGTTTAAGTATGCTGAACGCCAAAGCCTGTCTGTAATGCTGAAAATCTTGCGTGATACGACTGGCTCTAAGCTGATGGCAAGCGACATCAACATCAAACTGCCACGCCGCCAGTACGACAACCAGCAGAGCAAAGTTCAGATTTTTGCACAGATGCTGCAGCAGACCATTGACCCGCAGCTGGCGTTTACTACGCCCGGTCTGTTCCCTGATCCACAGGCTGCTTACGAAATGAGCAAGCCTTTCCTGATTGCCGCTGGCAAGCTGGGCGAGGATGGGAAAGCACCGAAGCCGCAGGAACAGCCTAAACAGGATGCTGCCGACACAAATGCTGGAAACATAGCAGATGAACAGTCTGCCGATACCAATAAAGAAACAGAGGACGAATAGTCCTTTGCCATAAACACGGCAGGGAAGCCGGGATACAAATTTCGCAGCGTTGCAGGGAAGCAACGGTAAAAAAACGCAGGAGGAAATTAACGATATGAAACTCAATGTGTTGCTTGGTGATGCCTACAAAGAGGGCATGACCGCCGATGAAATCATTTCTGCGCTTGAAAAGGTTGCAGACCCTAGCGCAGAGGTTGAGAAGTTGCGCAACGCCGTGACGAAAGCCAATGGCGAAGCTGCCGAGTACAAGAAGCAGCTTAAGGCAAAGCGTACTGATGACGAGAATGCCGCACAGGAACAGGCTGACAAGCTGGCCGAACTCCAGAAGCAGAACGAGGAATACGCTAAGACGGTTGATGCTCTGACAAAGGAAAAGACGATTGCCACTTACAAGGCAGAGTTCGTGAAGCAGGGCTATGAAGCTGCTTTGGCTGACAAAGCAGCTAATGCTCTGGCTGAAAACGACACCGCGAAGCTGTTCAAGTTCCAGTCGGAGTTTATGACCGCCCACGACACCGCTTACAAGGCTTCTCTGTTGAAGGATATGCCCACACCTCCGGGTGCGGATGGCAATGGTGACGGCGCAGATAGCGCAGGTGTTTCCTTTGCTAAACGCTTTGCGAAGGAGCGTGCAGACGCAAACAAGGCATCGAGTGACGCAATGACTGCTTTCCATTAAGGAGGAAAACATGAAGTACACCAATACTCCGGTATCGGCTCCTGAAAGCACTATTCTGGCTGCTGATACCTACGTTGCCATTCCCTTTACCGTCAAGGAGACCAATGCTGTTCCGGCTGGCTATCCTATGGAAAAGACTGGTCTGAAAGCTGCTGCCACTACTGGCACTAGTGCTGCTGATGCAGCCACCGATGCCATTGGCATTCTGCTGCACACTGTTGACCCCGCTGTCAACCCCAATGGCGCACTGCTGATTCAGGGCGTTATTGATGTGGACAAGGCAAAGCTGTCCGGCTTTACCTATTCTGCAAACGATATTGCCGCTCTGAAAAAGGCTGTTCCCGCCGTTTTCTGCCGTACCGATGTTGGCGCAAAGGGCGAGTAAGGAGGACTAAATTATGGCACTGAATCTGAATGAAATCTTCTCCCCTGCTGCGATTGCCGCCTACTGGACAAATGACCCGACCAATGCGCAGCCCTATGCTTCTGATGCTCTGTTCCCTGCCCGCAAGAAGGTCAGTATGGAACTGAAGTGGCTGCGTGGCCACAAAGGCGTTGGCGTTTCGCTGAAGCCTAGTGTGTTCGACACTAAGGCCACGTTCCGTACTCGTCAGGGCATTAAGATGACCGAGACCAGTATGCCGTTCTTCCGTGAGGGCACTCACATTGACGAGGAAGACCGCCGTAAGATTATCTCTGTTCTGGCTACCAATCAGGAGTTTGCGGCAGACGTTATCAATCGCGTCTACGATGATACCGCACAGCTTATTACCGGCGCTCGCATTGTGCCTGAGCGCATGGTGTGGCAGCTTCTGGCTCCTAAGACTGGCAAGCCCAGCATCTCCATCGAATCCAACGGCGTGAGTTACGTCTACGATTACGACCCGGACGGAACTTGGCAGCAGTCCAATTACAAGGCTCTGGCTACCAAGGAGAAGTGGGATGCGCCTACCACCGCAACCCCCATCGCCACGATGACCACTGCCGCAAACACCGTGCTGGCAAACACCGGTGAGATTATCACCGAAGCCTACATGAACACCAACACCTTCAACAAGATGATTGCTGCGGATGAAATCAAGAACCGTTTCCTGACGGTTATGAAGACCACAACCGCTGTGCTGGTTGATTCCGAGGCACGTTCCGTTGTCGAAACCGCATCCGGTATTCGCATCCATCTGTACGACAAGATGTTCAAGCCGGAGGAGACCGCTGCTGCCGAAAAGTATCTGCCTGATGGCTATGTCGTGCTGGCTCCTTCTGGCTCTCTGGGCAATATGTACTATGTTGCCACCCCTGAGGAAGCCGACCTGATGGCTGGAATCTCCAACGCACAGGTTTCCGTTGTGAACACTGGCGTTGCTGTTACCACCGAGCAGACCGTGCATCCTGTCAACACCAACATCTACGTCTCTGAAATCGTCCTGCCGTCCTTTGAGCGCATGGACGCTGTGTACTGCATCAAGGCTTACTAAGGCGAAAGGAGGAAAACAGCATGGGAGACCAGTATTCCGAAGCGGCAGTCAAGCTGGGGCAGTACATCGCTCCTGCACTTGACCGTGAAATCACGGACGAGGACTACCCACTCTTCGACCTGCTGCTTGATTTTGCCAAAGACAAGATATTTGCACAGGGCTACCCCTTCGGCAACAGGCCGGACGAGCTGCCCTTGCAGTATCAGTCGTTGCAGATACGCATTGCAGCGGAACTGTACAACCACATCGGCGCAAACGGACAGACGAGCTATACCAACAATGGCATTACTCGTGTGTGGGAAAGTTCCGATGTGGCACAGTCCCTGCTGAATGAAGTGGTTCCGAGAGTAGGTGTTATTGCCTGATGTTCAATGGTAGCCCGCTTGATAAACGTCCGCTGTGGTATTCAAACCCGGTTGGCGAGAAAACGCCTGTCGTGGACGAGTGGGGAAACGAGACTGGCGAATCCACATACGAATCGTGGAGCGAACCCGCAAAGCTGATGCTGAACGTCAGCCCCCCTACTGGTTCTGCGGAAGCAAACCCTTTCGGCGCGTTCACGGATTACAACTACGTTGTCAGCTCGTCCAGCAAAAAGCGCAACATACCGCTTTATGAAGGCACGCACGTCTGGTTTCAGACAGACGTTTCAAAGCCCTTCAATTACATTGTGGTCAAGGTCGCAGAGCATATCACGGATACGAAGTATGCGCTGAAAGAGGTGGCTGCAAGTGAAAATTAAAGTGAGGTTGAGTGATGCCGGACTTCGTGATGCGGAACGTCAGATACAGAAGTACAAGACCACCCTGAACAAAAAGGCACAGGAGTTTGCAAAGGCGTTGGCTGATAAAGGACTTGATGTGGCAAAAGTTCGTTTTGCGAACGCACAGTATGCTGGTAGCAACGATGTTTCTTGCCATGTTGAGCAGAACGGAAACACCTGCACCATCATTGCAGAGGGCAAGGCAGTTGCCTTTATCGAGTTTGGCACTGGCGCACATCACAACGGATATGGCGGTGAGCTACCGCCCGGCGTTGGTGCACATGGTTCCTACGGCAAAGGGCAAGGCGCAAACCGCAGGTGGTATTACTACGGCGAATCCGGCAATGCTGGCACGCCTGTCAAACAGGTAGATGGTAAAGGCCAGTTGAATTACACCAGCGGCAACGAGCCAGCTATGGCTATGTGGGGAGCTGTTGAGGAAATGGCTTCTCAAGTCGAAGCAACGTGGAGGGAGGTTTGGAATAGTTGATTGATTATTTCAATTCTATCTTCACGGCTGTTGCTAAGGAACTGCGAAAGCAAGTCCCCGGTATTTTCGTCACTGGAGAAATCAATGACAGCAACGTCAAAAAGTTTCCGTGTGTGCAGATAGAGGAAAACAGCAACCTTCCTGTGCACATTGATTCTGCCGGTCACAGCAAATACGCCGCCGTTTCCCTGCGTGTGCGGGTCTACTCTAACAAGAACACCGGGCGCATTGCAGAAGCACGTTCCATCGTTGGCATCGTGGATTCTGTTCTTGAACCGCTTAAATTTTATCGCAAGTCGTTTGCCCCGTTGAATGGGCTGTACAACAATTCCGTCTATCGGATTGATTGCAGCTACGGGGCAACAATCGGAGAGGACGGAATGATTTACCGAAACTAAGGAGGTAAACATTCTATGAGTACTGCTATCTCCGGTCTGAATACCACCCTGTATTGTGGCGACAGCGCAACCGCTCTGACGAAGCTGTGCGACATCAAGGATGTGCCCGACCTGATCTCCGAGCCTAACCTTCTGGATGCCACCACCTTGTCTGACCCCATGCAGGTCAACATCTTCGGCATCATCCAGAGCGACACCAAGTCCTTTACTGCCAACTACAACAAGGCCGACTATACGAAGGTCAAGACCGCTGGCTATGATGAGACTTCCGAGAGCAACGCCGTGAAGTACTACGCCCTGAAGATGCAGGACGGCTCCGGCTTCACTTGGCAGGGTATGCATCAGGTTGGCTTGTCCGGCTTTGGCGTGGACGAGGTTGTGGAAATGACCATCAACTGCATCTTCACCAAGAAGCCTGAGTTTAGCGAGACCCTGACTGTCACTGGCGGCTAAACCGCAAAAATCGAATCAATCAAACCGGGCAGAACTGAACAACGGATTTGGTTCTGCCCCTATTTATAAAGGAGAGCATTTATTATGGCTGCTAAGGTTATCAACTTTCATTCCCCCGATGGCAAGAACACTTACGAGCTGACCTTCACTCGTGACAGCGTGGAAGCTGCTGAGCGTGCAGGTTTTCAGATTGGCCAGTATACCCAGATGACCAATCTGCTGTCCAACTCTCGTGCCCTGTTCTACGGCGCTTTCATTGCTCGGAACAAGGGCATCAGACGCAAGGTCACTGACGAGATGTTCCAGCACATCGAAGAGAAGGAAGATTTGATGGGCATTCTGCTTGAGATGTTCATGGACGCTTCTAAGTCTCTGCTGGCAACTGACACTGAGGACAAGACCGCAAAAAACGCAACGTGGGAGATTGTGTAACCGCACAATCTCAAGAAACAGACGGAGAGGGAGAGCCATTCTCCTTCTCCAAGCTGTTCCACGATGTAGAAGCCTATTACATCTCCATTGGCATGACCTACGACCAGTTCTGGTACGGCGATGTCTGGCTGGCGAAGGTTTACCGTGACGCAGAGGAGCTGCGGGAACGCAGAGCCAACGCTGAAGCGTGGAGAAACGGCTTTTACATGGCATCTGCGCTTTCCTCTACGGTTGGCAATATGTTCCGAAAGAAGGGGTCTAAGCCCATCAAATACATGGATAGACCGCTTCCCCTTACTCAAAAGGAGAAAGACGAGTATGAATACCAACGCGCAGTTGAGGCGCAGGAGCGAATCAAGAGAATGATGTTCTCTATGATGGAAAGTGATGGTGGTAGTGATGGCTGATGTTGATATTACGAGCTTATCCGTAGAGATTTCTGCGGAATCGCAGGGTGCAGAGCTTAATATTGACAAGCTCGCTGCCGCCATTTCTAATTTGCGGACGAAAGGCAACGTCACAAAGGTTGTGAACAGCCTTGACAAGCTGGCCGGTTCCATTGCAACGCTGAAACAGGCATCCGCTGGAATGTCTGGGCTGGACAAAATCACGTCTTTTATAAACAGTCTTGTTAATGTAGACCTTACTCAAAGTGCAAAAGGCATTCGTTCTGTTGCTAATGCGTTGAACCGGATTTCTTTTGTCAATCTTGGAAACATGGATTTTTCCGGACTTGGCAGTAAGATGAACAGCTTGAAGAACGGCCTTTCCCCTATTTCTTCTATTAGCGATTCTTCCATTAAGAGTTTGCGTGGCGTAAGCAGTGCAATCAATTCCATTGCTAAAATCCCAAGCATTACAAAGAAGCTGGACTCTAAAACGCTTGATGATTTTGCGGAAGTCTGCAAAAAAGTAGCATCTGCTATTTCTCCGCTTGCTTCTAAGTTAGACAAGGTCGGTAGTTCTCTTTCTTCGCTTCCATCTAAAATTAAAAGTGCTGTCAATTCTACAGCCCACTTTTCTTCGGCAAACCAGAAAGCGAGTACCAGTCTTTCAAGCTTGGCAAGCCAGTTGGAAAACATCAAGAAACGTGCAGCACAGCTAGTTTCCCTGAAAGCTATTGCCACTTATCTTGCCAATGCCGTTACTAAGTTCAATGACTTTTATGAAGCAACAGACTTGTTCAATAACGCAATGGGCGAGTTAAGCGGTCAAGCAACAGAGCTTATCAATAAGATGGAGTCTCTGCTTGGCATCGACCCGACAGAAGCAATGACAAACATTGCTACGATCCAAAGCCTTGCAACTTCGTTCGGTCTGGCAAGCGATAAAGCGTATATCTTATCCAAGAACCTGACCCAACTTGCCTATGACGAATCGTCCTATTGGAATAAAGATACCGCTACTACCTTTACCGCAATTGCTTCTGCTATCTCTGGAGAACTTGAGCCTATTCGCCGCTTGGGCGTTGACCTGTCTCAGGCGCGGTTGCAGCAGGAACTTCTTGCTTTGGGCTTTAATAAACAGGTTTCTAGTCTGTCTCAGGCAGATAAGGCAGTTCTGCGTTACATTGCCATTATGAAGCAGACCACAAACATTCAAGGCAACCTCGCGCAGACCATTAGTAGCCCTGCCAATATGGTACGCATTTTGAAGTCTGAAATTTCGCAGCTTGCAAAAGCTGTTGGCCAGCTTCTTTATCCCGCATTTAAGGCGATTCTTCCCGTTCTGATTGCAGCAGTTGACCTTATCAAAGAATTTGTGGTCTCTCTTGCATCTGTGTTCGGACAGAAAATTGAATTTACCGATTTTAGCAAGACACAGAAAGATATTGGCGGTGTAACCAGCGCCATGGATGACACTGCTGATGCTACGAAAGCGGCGGCGAAAGCGGCCAAAGATTATACGATGGGCTTTGATGAATTAAACATTATCGACCCTTCGCAAAATTCCGGCTCTTCTGGCTCTGGCAGTGGCGGTGCTGCTGGCAATCTGCTCGGCGACGTTGACCTCTCTCAGTATGATATGTTCAAAGATTATGCTGGAAGCGCTGTTGATGAGATTAAGGCGAAGTTAAAATCTCTCGATTCTTTTCAAATCGGAACCCAAATCGGTGAACAGCTAAATAAACTTATGGGCATGATTTATGATGCCATCCATTCTGTTGATTGGGTCTCGCTTGGAGCGGTTTTTGCAGATGGCATTAACGGGCTCGTGGATTCTGTAGACTGGGATTTATTTGGCCGATTACTTGCAGACCGATTCATTATCGAGTTTGAGCTTCTTGGTGGCTTTCTGTCTCAGCTTGACTGGACATCTGTATTAAATGCCTTTATTGATGGCTTTTCTGGATTCTTTCACGAACTTTCAGATTGGATAGCAACAGTAGATTGGACTAGCATTGGAAAGCAATTGACTGATAAGATTTCCGACGCTCTTCAAAATGCTGATATCGAAAAGCTTGCAAGAGTTCTTTTTAACTTTATCACTGATAGCATTAACGCTGTTTCTGATTTCTTGGCTGGAACAGACTCTTACCAGCTCGGTCAAGACCTCGTTGACTTTGCTATTAGAGCTGTTACTTCTGTAGATTGGGCCGGGCTAGCTCAAGCCATCGGTCGTTTCTTTGGCGAATCGTTCATTGAAGCACTCGACTTCATGGGCGGTCTGGTTTCTCGAATTGCCGATTATTTTGAAAAGAAAGTTGCAGAGGGGCCGTTCGATAATGTTGGCCTGAATATCGTCTACGGTATTTATTACGGTATTCAAGACGCAATCACGAATGTTGCTTCTTGGGTTGTTGAGAATGTGTTCAATCCTTTTATCAATGGTTTTAAGTCTGCCTTTGGAATTAATTCCCCATCTACCGTAATGGCCGAACAAGGCGGATACATTATCGCCGGATTGAAGAAAGGCATTACCGATGCTATCTCTAGCGTAACTGAAACTGCGAAGAAAATTCTTTCTGCAATCAAGAGCGCATTTGACAATTTTAGTCTTTTTGATATTGGCAAGAACCTGATTCAGGGCCTTATTAATGGCGTGAACAATATGATTGAAACAGCTAAAAATGCTGTCGCAAATGTTGGAAACGCAGTTATCGACAAGGTTAAGAACGTTCTTGGCATCCATTCCCCTTCTACTGTGTTTGCGGAGATTGGCGGTTACATCGACCAAGGCCTTGCAAACGGCATCGCTGCGGCCGTTCCCTACGTCGTCACTGCTATGCAGGGCGTTGTAAATGCTGTGCAGGAAAAAGGCAACGAGCTGATTGCCGCTGGTTCTACTCAGGCGACTGGATATGTAAACAACTTCTTGGATAGCCTTAACACGGGGTGGCAGCACATCGATCAGAGCTTGCAGGCAGATTTCTTTGGTAGCATTGGCACTCTGTGGGATGCGATTTCTAACGGAGACCTTCAAAAGCTCGGTACATGGGCCGCTTCTTATTTCTATCATGCAATGGATGATGAGCAGCGAAAGCAAATCAAATCCATTGCTAATAACAGTTTGCAGTGGTTGACGCAGGGTTTGAGTAGCGTTTGGAACAACATTGCCGGTATGGCTTCTAGCTTTATCAGTCAGTTTGTCCCTTCTGCTATGGCCGCAACGTCTGCTCAAACGAGTTTGAACATTGCAATGGATGCAAACCCTGTTATGCTGGTTATTTCCCTGATTGGCATGTTGGTTGGCGCTCTTGTCAATTTTGCCAATAAGAACAAGAGCATCGCTTCGTTCCTGTCTAATCTTTGGTATGGAATCGGCGATTTCTTTTCAATTGTCTTTGAAACCATTTTACGCGTTATTGGCACGGCAGTTCAGGGCTTTGTGGATGCAATTAACGCCTTAATTTGGGCATGGAATAAGGTTCCTCTTCATAGCAAGATGGATTATGTTTCTAACCCCATGTACGACTGGGCAGACAAAGTTGCAAATGAACGTAAAGAAAGCCAGCGCAAACGTCAAGAAGCGGCCAATAGCAGCTTTGACGATTCCAAAGACCCAACCAACTACGAACAGCAGTACAAGGAACTGCTGGAAAAGTACAAAAATGGTTCTTACCCAGGAACGAAAGAATGGGATAAAAACAACGGCACATCCTCCGGTTCTTATGGCGGCACTACAAGTGTAAACGTCAACATCAACGAAGAGGAAATGCGTGAATCTGTTTACAATGGCACTTACAACGCATTCCTCGATATCTTCCAGCGGTATGGTGATGAACTGACCGGTGGCAAGGAACTCAAAATTTACCTTGACGGAAAACAGATCACAGCATCCGTTGAGAAACGGCAGAACGCCCGTGGACAGTCTTTGATGGGCAGTGAAGTTTATAGCTACTAAGGAGGTGGCGGTTTATGGCGATTCCAGCACTGGTAACGGTAAATGGCGTAGACTTGCCGGAACCTTCTTCTTACGAAGCGACCACTAGCACCATTGTGGATTCTGGGCGAAATGTTCAAGGTAAAGTAGTTGGCTCTGTTGTGCGGCATGATGTAGCAAAGGTGTCCCTGAAGTGGAACTACCTCACCGCACAACAGTGGGCCGCTATTCTCAGCCTGTTCACGACACGATTTTACTGTACCGTTCGCTTTTATAACCAGGCAAAAGCCGGATACGATACGCGGCAGATGTACGTTTCAGACCGAACATCTGGTATGTGGCGGCGCGGGCCTAAAACCGGTAATGTGATGGGCTGGACGGATTGCTCGATTGCGCTTGTGGAGGTATAGCCTATGGTACAACCTTCTCAGAAGTGGCTTGACAAGTTTTCCGAAACGCTTGTGCCGGAAATGTTTGTACGCATCACCTATGGCGTTACAGAACCGGGTTTGCAAGAAGACGCGATTCCTAGCACAAACGGCGAAACGTTCTTCAGCGATGTATCTTCTATCGTTGACAGTGAATCTCATACTTATACAAAATATTCTACCGGAGAATTAAATTTTACTGTTTTGGACGGTAATTATACCTTGCCTGACAGAAGCGTAAAATCTCAGGAGGCCGGTTATGTTAGTGAAAATTGCGTTTCAACATCAAACCACCCGATTATTACGCTCTCGTTCAGCAAAGTTCATACCGTGACCATTCCCGGCATTACAATCACATGGTCGTCAACGTTCAATGAATGGCCGACAAGTTTTAAGCTGACCGCTTATTCTGGAAGCACAGTCGTATCCACCAAAACAGTGTCGGATAATTCCTCTATCACCACTGACATTGACTGGGAGATTGCGAACTATGATTCCATTTCCATTCAAATCTTGTCGTGGTGCTTGGAAAATCGTCGTGCAAGAGTTGAGCAAATAAAGCTGGGCCAGTTCATTGTGTTTGAGAAGAAAGATATTTTTTCGTACAAGCACGATTCCACAAGAGACCCGATCAGCGGTCAACTTCCGAATGATAGCATCACTTTTACGGTGGATAACAGCACGCAGAAGTGGAACCCGATCAACCCGGAAGGCCTTTACAAATACCTGTATGAGCGCCAGCCTATCTCTGTGGAATACGGCATGGACTTGGACGGAACGGTAGAATGGATTACAGGCGGCAAGTTCTTCTTGTCTGAGTGGAGTGTTCCTTCTAATAGCATTGAAGCTAGCTTTACGGCCCGCGATGCTTTTGGCTATCTGATGGTTTCCAACTACACAGGAAGAATGTATGGCACTCTTTATGAGATGGCCTACGATGCGTTGGAACTTATAAATGACAACGTGGCAACGTTTCAGATTTCCGATGAACTGAAAAACTACAGCACGGATATCACAAATCAGGATAAAAGCAATTATAAGGACTCTGATATTTTGCAGATGGTTGCTAACGCAGCTGGCATGGCAACGTATCAGACCCGAGAAGGCGTGATTGTAATTGGACGCATTCCTGACATCTCTACTGCAAAAGCAAACCTTGCCGGTGAAATCGACATTGTCAACAACTTCAACTGGCCTGAAATCGCATTCTCTTCTCCGCTGAAAAATGTGACTTGTTCGATTGATGTAAAATCTTCCGATAGTTCAAGCACTACAAGCAAAACGTATTCTTACCCAGAAAACCCAACAGGGAGCGGAGCAACGCAGACTGTTAGCAATGAAATGTTGTCTCAAAGCGTTCTCAGCCAGAGCAGGAATATTTTGACAGAAGCATACAAGGTGCTTTCTAACCGCCGCAAGGTCACATTGAAATATCGTGCAAGCCCACATTTTGACGCTTTGGACTATGTTCTTGTTCATCACCAGTTTGGCTATTCCTCTGTACTGTTGACTACGAGCTTTTCTTATCAGTATTCCGGCTGTTTTCACGGGACGGTCGAAGGGTATCTCTTGGAAGGAGCTGATGTTCGTTGACCCGGTGGATTACAGACAGAACCGATGATGATATTGCGCAAGTCAAGGCGCTTGCGTTGAAAGCAAAAGCAGGAACGTGGACAGAGAAAGAGCAGGCGGAATGGGCAGCTGGCATGAAGGGCGCTCTGAGCTACATGGACTACAACCGCATTGAAGGTGGAATCCAAGAGATTGCGTCCATCTTGAACGCATCTGTTTCGGTGAAAACCGATTGGGATGTAAACGGATACCTGACTGTCTCGGATGCTTCTCGTTGGCTTTCCAATATCAGAGCTATTCGTTCTTTGTGCAGCGGCAAGAATGATACCCCCGAAACCCCCGCTTCCCTCAATCATCTGCACTATACGATTATCAATCAGGTCGAAGAAATTCTACTTGATATCGAAACGATAGCCAATAACCATCTAATCTACTGCTCAGAGCCGGTCTGTGGAGGTGAACCTTACTATGCACTTTGTTGACCGAGAAGCAAAGTACCCGAACCGATGGACAATGAAAAAGTCTGACGGCACATCGGAAGTTGTCACACTGGTTCGCAACGATGAGCCTATCGTTGAAGGCACTCCTATGAATGCTGAAACGCTGAATACTCTTTCAGACGTTGCAGGTGCGGACATTGCAAGAATTGCCGCTGAAAAAGCAGAGCTGAATGCAAAACTGTCCGAAGTAAATGCCAAAACGTCCGCACAAGAGTCACAGAAGCAAGCTGAAAACTCCGCTGAAAGCGCCCGCCTTGCAGAACAAAGCGCTAATAAAGGCGGTTGGATGAACTTTGAACAGAAGAACGGCGTTCTTTATATGGTTAAAAGCGATAGCTTGACCGAAATAAATATGCAAGACAACGGCTCTGGGATTTTGGAGGTGACGTTTGAATGAGCAAAACAATTGAAATCGGCCCTTATAGCGCCTATGCCATTGCTGTAAAGCATGGATATGTTGGCACAGAAGAGGACTGGATTAAAGCAGTCGAAGCAGCTCGAAAGAGCGCAGAGGCAAGCGCAGCCAATGCAAAACGAGAAGCGGACAAGGCTTTTACTTCTGCTACTACTGCCACTGAACAGGCCGGAATTGCAACCACAAAAGCTGGCGAATCCACCGCATCCGCTAAGGCTTCTGCATCCAGTGCATCTGCCGCTGCAACCAGTGAAGCCAATGCAAAGAAATACTCGGAAGAGGCCGGGGCCAAAGCAAATACCGATAAGACCCTAAGTATCGAAAACGCCCCCGCCGATGCAAAGGCCACCGGTGATGCTCTGGCGGGCAAAGCAGACTCCGTCGTTCCACATGATCTTTCCATTCCGATCACGGGGTGGCAGACGGACGCAGAAGTTGCAGAGTACCCGCATTACATCGACATTACAGCAGATGTTACGTCCACGACTGTGGTATCTGTCAGCATCGACCCTGCAAGCGCAGACGTAGCCAGTAAAGCTATGCTTGTAAACCCCGAAACTCGAACCGGAGCTATCCGTATCCGTGCACACAACATTCCGACTGCGGAAATTTCCGCCCGGTGGTATCCCATCAAGTATGGTGGCCGGTTCTATGGTGACGGCTCAATTTATTCCAACTTCCTGCTTGCGGCACATCCTGTAGGCAGTATCTATCAGACCATTATCCCGGAAAACCCGGCTGTGACATTTGGCGGCGGCACATGGGAACGAATTGAGGGCAGATTTATCATGGGCGCTTCCGATACCTACCCGGCAGGGAGTACGGGAGGTAGCGAGACGCACTACCACGATTACAAGATTAAATTTTCGTGGAACAATGGTGCGGTTGTCGGATATCATCAATCTGCGATCTCTCCGTACAATTATCAAACAGGATCATATTATATAAGCGATGGCGAAAACGATAAAGACGGAGAAGGATATACGCTCGTCAATACAGCCGCAAGCAATGCTTCCGATGAAAGACAATCTCCAAACTATGTTACTCATGGCTCGACCTCTTCTTCTAATACGCTCAACCCATACTACTCCGTGTACATCTGGCGCAGAGTGGCATAACTGAAAGGAGAAACAATGGCACTAGGAGAACTCAAAAACGGCATTGGCCCTGATGCCTATGCTATCTATCAGCAAGTCCTTGCGGCGGTAGTCGAGCGAGACCACCCCGTGGGCAGTCTGTACATCAGCGAAAACCCCACCAGCCCGGCCGAGCTTTACGGTGGCACATGGGAGCGGATTGAAGATTGCACTATCTGGGGTGCAAGCGATACGCATCCGGCTGGGACAAAGCTGGAGGCAGGGCTGCCGAACATTACGGCTAAAGTGACCAGTCAGTATGGCATTTTTAATGCCGACGCAGAAGGAGCGTTTTACTTTGCGGATGGAGCCAATTATGAATATCCAGCAACGGGACTAGGCGGCGCGTTAATACACGACCTTCGCTTTAGTGCCGCCAACTCCAACTCTATCTACGGCAAGTCCACCACTGTCCAACCCCCGGCATATTGCATGTACATCTGGCGGCGTGTCGCCTGAAAGGAGACCTTATGAAAATCATTGACAGCAACGGCCTAGAAATCGCCACCCCCGACCTGACGAAAGGCTACCTCAAGCAGGAGACCCAGACCATCCACCACGATGCTGTGGCGGGCGTGGAAGAGGTCAGCCACTACGAGACCGAAACCTTGCCGGACGGAACCCCTGCAATCTATTA